TTAAAGACGATATTCTCTATTTTGAAAATGGTCGGTTAATGTTATAAATTTAACAACAATGAAAAAATTATTGATGTTCCTAACACTACTAAAGTGTCTGAGAAATCTAAGTAAAAACAAAGTTCTCCACTTCAAAGAAGTAGGTGGATTATACAATGAAACAATTTCTCAATTGTTAGACATTATGTTTAACAATCGTAAAATTGTTCGCGAGCTAAAAGTTCAAAAAGAACTCCTTGAAAAGGAAATTTTTGAATTGAAGTTGGCAAAAAATGCACTTGAAACGTTAGTAGATTCTCTTACAGAATCTATAGAAAATATACCGGATCATTCTGAAGAGTGTCAGCCTTCAGGTGAAGTTATTTGATCCCGGCATTCCAAGTCCATCAATTCAAACAGTCACTTTCCTTACTGTATGATGGCAATTAAAACTTATCATGATCTCCCGATGTAATATTAGGAGTGATTACTTTTAAATAAACAATCGTGAATGTTACATTGTGGAGAATTGTTCATAAAAATACTAAAAAACAATTATCTGATGGTCACTCATCTTTATACAATGCTCAAATGTGGCTTAGAGATGTATTTCTTGGTCAACATAGTTCTGGATTAGGTAGTACTTATTCAGATTATACATTTGATTGGTACACTGATACAGCAGTTAAATTTTAAATAAAATTATTATCAATCATTAAAAAGATTCACAATGCAAAATAACTTTGAATTATCCCCACAATCAATTGAACGATTCTTGTTACAACAAAAACCTAAACCAGGTAGACGTGTAATTTGGAATTCATATTCATTGGGAACCTACATCAAAGCTAAACATGGCTCAATAGGTACACCTAAACACGGTAAAATATCATGAGTAAAATCAGCAAAGAACAATTTCTAGCAGATGTAATGCATGAAATTAACATGCTTAAACAGCATGGAACTCCAGAAGAAATTGCAGGTCTTAACCTAGATACATTTTGGGAACATTCCCAAACAAGTTGTATTTATGGTCAAATGACAGGTAATTGTCAATCACCAAGGGCAAAAGAATTAATGGATTTGTCCTGTATTCGAGTAATGCATCTTGATGATGGAGGAACTGATAGTATTGATGATGTTGATATTGAATCAGAAGAATTTGCTATCAATGGAGAGTATAGTGAACAAACTTGGAGAAATGCTGGTTTGCAAGTAAGAAATTTTTCATATCTTTCTGCTTTAGAAGGATATATTTGTACTAAGAATGCAAATATTCCTGGTATCATTAAGTATCTGAAAAGTGAAATTGATACATTAAAACTATAAGTACAGCATACTAGTCGATCTTACTTATGATTAACAAGTTTACTGCCAGTCAGACTTGTTTCTTAATATGACTGATGATAATAGATCAAAGCTTTAACACTACTGTAAAAAGAGAATGGGTCATCCTGTAACTTTGGGTCTTAGAAATAAGATATTGTGAGCTTGCGATTCTCTAATCTATTATCTAAAGACTGAAATTGACTGATTCTATAATCAGGATATAGTAGGTTTGTCAAAGTTCCAGTGTGATATAAAACTTACGGTGATGAAACTGGATTAAACCGTTAACCATTTTAAAATAAAAATATGAAAACGAAACTTACAGTTGTAGACATTATGTGTGCACAACTTCTCGGTGAACAATTTATGTATGGAAGTTCTATACATAAATTGTGGAAGTATTGTTAACTGAATCAGGATTAACAGTTGATAGAAGAAATGTGGACATGATTGTACAAACTTATTCTAAATAAGTTTAAATCGAGAAATAGCTCAGTCTGGTAGAGCACTCAAATCCTCTCATTAATAATCTTGATTATAATATCAAGATATTTTTGAGAAGATTTGCAGAAGTTGTTGAAGTAAAAGATTAAATTGGTCGACAATTTAGTTCCTGGAGCGGTGAGTTACCAGTTATAAATAACCTCACCATAATATTTCCTGGAAACAGAGAATGTAAGTCCTTAAATGGGATAAGCAGATTAGCAATAATCTGTTTAGTAATGTAGCCATCAATTCGATGAGAGTCACAAGCCTCTATAAATACAGAGTGTAAATATTAATCTTAGTTATGGCAATAATCTATAAAATTACAAATCATTTAAATAATAAATGTTATATTGGGCAAACGGTCCAAGAACCTAATATTAGATGGAAACAACACATTAAACCAAAAAAGTATAAATGTGCCATTTATTCAGCAATACTGAAATATGGTTTGGAAAATTTTACATTTGAAATAGTTGAAAAAACAAAACCTGAATTATTAGATGAAAAAGAGATTTATTATATAAGGAAATACAATTCTTATAGAAATGGATATAATCTTACAAAAGGTGGAGAAGGATGTAAAGGTTGTACAAGAAAAAGAAAATATGAAGATATTATTCCAGATTTATATGTGGATCTAAAATCCACTCGAAAAATAGCAGACAAATTAAATATTTCTATAATCACAGTGAGGACAATATTAAAAGAAAGAAGTTTATTTAAATATAGAAAAAAGAATTCTTTCGACTATAAAATAAAATCTGTTGAGCAATTAGATCTATTAGGAAAAACAATCAATGTGTATAATAGCATAACAGAAGCTTGTTTAGCTATAGGTAAAACAAATAAAAATGTTTCTGAAATAAGCAAATGCTGTAAAGGTAAAAGAACTTCCGCTTATGGTTACAAGTGGAAATATAAATAATTGTGCAGACTCTAGTAATAGAGTAACTTAAACTTTAAAATCTTAATTATGTTTCACATTTTTAGAACTAAGAAACCTGTAAGTGAACACGAGACTGTTCTTGTAGGTAGGACTCCAGATCCAGAAAGAGCATTTGAAATTGCAGATCGAATGAATAGATCTGAAATTAAAACTGCTCGATTGGTTGATAGATTAGGAGTACAAGGTAATCGTGCGATTACTGAAGTATTTACTACTGAAGAATTAAAAGAAGCTGGTTGGGGTGGAAACATTCCAGAATAGAAATTATGATTACTTCAAATAAAGCGGTAACCATGTGCACAGGGTTGGCAACCCTCACAATCAACGGAACTGCTAGCCCACTATGTGTGGGTGAAATTGCTACTCAAAAACCATTTGCAGGTTTGGAAGGTTTTGACATTCGTGGTATTGGTATTCCAGTATCAGATAAAAAGCTGGACGGTGTTATTCGTAGGCAAGAATCTTTTAGTAAGATTGCTCGAACAACTCGTTATAGTAAGTTGAAAGTTTATTCAATTAAAGAACCTCAACAGTTTTTGAAGAACTCCAGTACGTTGATTAAAAATGTTTCTGAAGATACATTTTTTATTGATATAACTTCACGAACCATTGAATTTGTGACAGGTAAAAAAACTACCTACACAAAAGTAGATGGTAAAGTTAAATCTGTAAAACCAAAATTGACTCCCGCTGAAACAATCATATGTGTACTCTATGAGTATGCACATGATGTATTTCGTACTGAGTCAGGTATTGAGATTAAGGTTAGCTTCAGCAATGGAGTTGAACTTGAATGGAAGTAAGAAATTCCACAGAAAACTAATCAATCCGTTGTGGAACGCGTTGGTTATATCAGGAGTTTTCCAATTAGGGTAATGCTTGTTAACACAGGCTCTAGTTGTTTTATCTGATATTTTTAAAAATTAAAATTATGAAAAATTTAATTATTTTTACATTATTGTTTTTATCTTCTATTTGTTCTGCTCAAAGAGCTATACAAGTTGAAGATATTATTTCAACTCTTGATAGCCTACAACAATCTTATTTTAAAGATAATGTTGAAGACTGTGTAAGGTTATACGCTAGATATGGTACAAGAGATCAGATTTCTTGTCCTGTATACTTAGACGAACAAGGATATTATTTTTATGTTTATGTTTCACCACAAAAACATATTTACTTTATCACTCTAAATAAAGAAAATGATGAGTAGAATAAGTTACAAAGATGTTCCAATTGAAATCAAGAATAGGATTAAAGAACTATCTAAACCTTATGATGAAGAAGTGATTAGTGCGCATTATGCTACTCATGGAGCTTTACCAACAATTTCAGCATTTAGTTACAATAGTTCACCAGAAGGATTTGATTTTTGGATAAAGGTAATGAATGAGCAAAATTTTGACGTATTTTTTGAAAAGTATCCAAAGAAAGTTTGGCAACAACATTATTTTAAGGCTCCTAAAAACATTCAAAAGAATAGCAAGTTTGAAGTAGTTTATAACTGTTATTTTTCAGGAGAGGATAGATCAAAATTTTTGGAAGACATGGAATTGACTATTGGATCCATTGTAATTCTTCATGAAGATGATGGGTCAGATATGCCTGAATTTAGACTTCCTAATGATAAACTTATGTATTTATCATGGTCTTATTTAAAACCTATTGAAACTAAATCAACCATGAGTTCGGATAAATGTTTTAAAGATGAAGCTCGTCCAAATGAAAAAGTTGGTAGCAAATATAAGGTTGTTCTAGAAGCGTCACATTATTTTAATGTTGGAGATATTGTTACATTAATAATAAATGATGGATCTCCTAATCCAAAATTTAGAAATCCGGAAACTGGAAAAGAATTTTGGGTTAGTTGGTGTAAACTTACATATGTTCAAGTAGCGAGTTCAGATTTTTCAAATGAACCGCAACCTAATGAAATAATTGGGACTGAATATGAATGTGTTGACCATGATATAGAAGATGATAGTTACACAACTGGAGATATAGTAAAATATCATTATAACGATCAATCAAAATGGCCAAAGTTCTTGAATAAAAGAACCGGGAAACTCATATATGTTTTTTGGAAACATTTAAAAAGAATTACAACTCCAGAGACTGTAACGACTGTAAAGAAGTACAGATTTAAAACAAAAGAGGAATTTGGTGGAAGAATTCCTGGTGGTTGGGTACATAATATGGAGAAATATTGTGGGCAAGAACTAGCAAAGAGTGATGTAAAAAGATATGAAAAGGCTCTCAGGGATGATAAAGATTCATTCACTGGAGGCGATAAATATTGGATATTTAATATAACAGATGTAATTGAAACTAATTTAAATTTAAATACACAACACAATGGCAAAGAAAGTCACACCTACGAACCTATCCTACCTAGGATTTCTTCAACAGTCACCTACGGAACAGCTCCAAGAGGAGTTGCAATATCGTGTGCAAGAAGTAAAATCCAGCTGGGAAGTTAACATCAGCAAAACACGTGCATCACTTGCTCGTGCAGAACAAAATTTGAACAATGCTTATCGTAATGCAGATCTACAAGCTATTATTACTTGTACAGATCAAATTGAGGGCTTTACTCGTGGTTTGGATATTGCATTGAAAGCATTTGCTCAGTTGTTTCCAGTTGAAGCAGTTTAAAAAAGAAATTAAGTTAAGTTGAAATACGTTGTAATAATGTATTTTAAAGAAGTCTATGATGTAATATTGTAGGTAACTTCGGGTCAGGAAAAGGTTACACCTGAATTATATTCTCCCTATCAAATGAATACAAAACTAGAAACTCAAGTCACTGGACAATAGTCCGAGAGTACCGGAAACTGGCAGTAGCCAGTGTCTACTAAGACTTACTCATACTTGAGTTTCTTTTTATTAAACGGCCCGTTAGCTCAGTTGAATAGTAGCAACAAATTTCTAATTTGTAGGTCACTGGTTTGAGTCCAGTACGGGTCACAATTAATTAGTGATGGAATTTAGACATACAGTAGGGGCAATCAACATAGTTCGACTCTATGGCTGGTAGATAATACGTAAGGTCTACATGTAGGTAATCAGTCCTACCTAATTAATTATTAAATTGCGCGGTAGAGAAGTAGTTAACTCGCGAGGCTCATAACCTTGAGACCTGGGTGCATATCCCGGCTGCGCAACTAAACATTAAATTTTTAAATAATGACTGAAATTAAATTTATCTACAAAGGTATTACTATTCAATCTAGTAATTGGAAATACTATAATACCAAAGAAACCCCTGAAGAAACTCAAATGTTTGAGGGTAAATTCTTAGGTTTAAAACCTATTAAGTGTGAACCTGATTCCATCATTCGTCCAGCTGATAGTATTGTTGTTTATGATGGACCAACAGTTTTAGGATCACAACGTCCAGAACTTTACATGTTAAATGAAATTGAAATTTTAAAATGAAAAATTTGATTATTGCAATATTGACAATTGTTAGTTTTCAATTGTCAGCTCAAACAGTAATTGATACAGTTGTTACAAGAACAACTTTTATACAAAGTATTGCTAATGTACAACAAGTTCCTCATCCAAATGAATTGAAAGATATTCAATTTATAGGTGAAAAGCCAAAAGATAAACCTAAAAAGGTTAAACGTAATACCACTGGTAAAACACATTGGTAATAATATATAACTCTGCTTTGAAGTAAACACTAAATCTACCCTATTTATAGGATCAGTGTATAAGAGACGTTTCAGCGTCATTGTTTATGGAGAAGATATAATAATGCTATTAGTAACCACCTTGCTGAGTAGGCATACACGGTATATTAGGAGTGAAGATAACATTTTATGGTTCCAGACTGAAACTGGCAGAGTTATTTTTAAAACTTTAAATTATTTATGAGAGCACAATTTTTTCATTATAAAATTCTAGAAACTAAACCTATCACGGCTTTAGAAGAATTTAAAGAGCATCCAAGACTTAAAGTCTTTCATCTGAAAGGATGCAAATGTGTTGAGTGTGGTATTGAAGCTACACAAATTGCATTAGGAGAAGGTAAGGGAAAAAAGGCTGGTAAACATTGGGATGTTTACACAAGTGATTTTTATCCACTTACTGTGGACCATATCATTCCTAAATCAAGAGGTGGTGGTGAAGGTTTGGATAATAAACAACCAATGTGTTATAAATGTAATCAGAAAAAGGGTTCTAGATTACCTGGAGAAGAAAATGAACCAGGATTTGGTGAATCTAATATATACACTTGTATTGGTCATACTTGTAAATGGCCTAGAAGACAAAATAAATACTACGAAAAGTTTATTCCTGTAGTTGGAGATGAAGTCTTTAGAAGATCTAATACACATATATTTAAGTATTTAGGTATTGTATCTCAAATAGTTATTAATCCACATACAGATAAGGATTCATATATGGTAAAAGGAAATGATACATCCATGTATGGCATAAATAATGCTTATAAACCTTTATAGTAAAAGATGTGTAGGTGAGGTAGCTCAGATGGTAAGAGCGGTTGTTTGAAACACAACAGGTCGGAGGCTCAAAATCTTCTCTCACCACAAAGTCAGTTGTATTATTGACAAATTTAAATAATTTAAACAAAGTTAACAATGAAAATTGAAAATCTTGAATTCGATGCAACCAGAAAACAATTTACTGGTCAAATTAAAGCAACAGTAGTATCACTTGGTGATACACTATTGGAAAACAGTAATGGAACAGAGTATGTAGTAGGTTCTATTTCCTTTGAAGGGAAAACCCGGTCAGCAATTTGCTACAAAGCAAATTTGGACAAAGGTATTAAACTTGGTACTGATTATTTGTGCAATGTCGTATTTACTGAAGATCGTCCAAATGAGCCAATTATCAGCATTAGTCCTTTGACCTCTGCTGTACGTGCAACTGCTGCTGATTTTGGTTTTGACTTTGAGCAAGCATTGGCTACAGCTGGAGTTGGAGCTGAAGAAGTGAAGTAAGAATAAATACAGAAGGGTTAACACCACCTTTTCCATTTAGAGAAATGCTAGGAGTTACTTATGTTAAAACTACTAGATCTGTAATTTATAACTGTGGTAACACAGTAATGTAGGCACTCTATCCGTGTTTAAGTAGAGCAATCTCCAATACAATTAAGTATGCGGGAGGAAGATAGGTAAGCAAGCATCCCTATCAATTTTAAATTATTTAGTTATGCGTAAGAATTTACCAGATAGAAAAAAGTTAACTAAAAAAGAACGTATGAGTTTAGAAAAGCACCATTATGAAAAACCCGATCATATTTGTGATTGTGGTTGTGGTTATCATAAAAATACTTGTATGAAAAAAGCTCAAGAGGATTTTCAAAAGAAGGAAGAAGTGAAAGATTCTGAAAAGAAAGAAGTAAAAGATAAAAAGTAAATGTTTTTGGTCCGGTGATGGAACTGCTATACATGTCACACTTATAAAATATTTATGTCGATGATTTTATGTAGTTCGTCGATAAATAAGTATTGTTAGTCGATAAAGTACTTGATTTATTTCTAAATTGTTTAAAACTCGTAAATCATAGTGTATCTTTGTGTCTCACACAATCATATAAACATGAGATACAAAATTACGAAAGAACAATTACAAGAAGCTGTTAACAAAAGCTTATCAACAGCACAAGTTTGTAGGGAGTTAAATCTGAGACCTCTTGGGGGAAACTACAGAACTTTAAAAAAGAAATTTATTGAGTTTGGCATTTCTACTGAACATTTCACAGGACAAGGTTGGAATGTAGGGGTCAGATATAAAAATTTTGCAAAAACTTATAGTCCTCAAGAATTATTTATTAAAGATTCAAAGTGTACATCTAATAAAACTGTAAAAAGGAATCTTTTGGATGGTGGTCACGTTAAATACGAATGTAATAAATGTGGTATTTCTAATTGGAATGGCTCTAATATTACATTAGAGCTTAACCACATTGATGGGGAAAACACAAATAATTTAATTTCAAATTTAGAATTACTGTGTCCAAATTGTCATTCTCAAACACCAACTTTTAGGGGAAAGAATCAAACAAGCTTTGTTTCTAAATTAAGATTAGAAAAATATAATAATCGTGACACTACTGAAGTTTTAGTAAATAAAAAGATAGTTTTACCAAAAGTTGCTAAAACGGTAGTGTTGAAACACTGTAAGGTTTGTGATAACATTCTTACTAGAACTAGAAATGTATATTGTTCATATGAATGTAAAAATATAGCTGCGTCTATTAAAGTTCCTACATATGAAACTTTACTTGAAGCATTTAAAATCCATAAAAACTTTTTACAAGTAGGAAAACATTTTAACGTTAGTGATAATGCGGTTAGAAAATGGTGTATAAGATACGGAATATTAGATCAAGTTAAACAATAAGCCCCTGTGTCGTAACTGGAAGCCGAGAAAGGTTTAAACCCTTTTGGACTGTGAAGTCCGTGCAGGATCATCCCCTGTCAGGGGTACTATAAATTGTAACTAATTAGTTTTTATGAATAAATATTTAAAATTCGGTTTAATTACTGCATTAACACTATTGTTTTCTTATGGTGTAATTCGTTTAGCATCCTACAAATATGTACAACCTGATGAAATCGGGATTTACATGGTGAATGGTGGATATAACGGTATTCCAGATTACAAATTGTGGCAAGGTTCTTTCCCATTTGATTTCACTCCAGCTACTAAATCATTCATTCTTCCTGGTAATCCTTGGACTATTGATTTACCTTTTCGTCAGGTATTGTCAAAAGAAAATGGTAAATGGGAAGTTGATCCAAGTATGACATTTAGTATTATTCGGAAAGATGCACCTGTTGTGTGTCATATGTTTAATTCTTATTTGTCAGAAGGAAAGGATAGTTTTTTAGCTGATGTTGGTCAACATTTCTTGGTTCCAATTGTCAATAATACTTATGTCGAGATTATTGGTAAAAACCGAGATACTTTAATGATGAATGATAAAATGGGTATTGCTCAAGTTATTGAAGATTCAATTAGAGTTAGATTTGCCCGCTTAGGATTTCATTTGAACAATTTTGTGACTGGTGTTAGACCACCAGAATCAATTTTGAAAACTAAGGAAGCTGAGAATGCGTCAATTCAAGCAGTATTTACAGCTAAAGCAGAAACAGTTAAAGCAAATGCTGAAGCAGCTGTCTTAATTGCTAGAGCAAAGGCTAATGCAGAAGCAATGCTTGTTACAAGTAGAGCTGAAGCTGAAGCTTTGAAAAACCGACGTGAAGCTGTTACTCCACTTCTTCTACAAGAATGGTGGATTGACAAATGGGATGGTGCTTTACCTACATATATTACTGGCGCTCAAGCTGGTATGATGTTAGGAGTACCTCGCTAAAACTTTTAAAGTGTGGTTTATTAATATTTTAATTAGCCGTGAGAGCGTTTAAGGTTAGAACCTTATTAAATGAGATATTCCACACTTTAATTTTTAAAATTAATTAGTACATGAAATCATATAAGGAAATTAAACTAGCTGATGGTATTACACGAGCGCCATCTTCTACTATCCAAGGTCTTAAGCTCAAGCTTCAACATGGAGCTAAATTAGGAGAGAAATTTATTTGCACATGTCCAAATGGGAATATTCATATTTGGGAAATTAAATGTGATCGAGTATTTACCACTGTAGGTTATGCTCCAAGAAGAAAGGCTGCGAGAGTAGGGAAGGGAAGTAAAAATCATTATCAAGCAACACTTAAACAGGTAACACATGATTAAGAAAAAAAACTTAAGTAAAAGAGCCAACTTTTTATTGGTAAATTTGGCAGCTCAAACACATCCAGATCAAGCATTTGTTGAATGGGTGTTGGATGAAAATAAAGACTTGAAACCACAACAAGATGAATTAATTGAAGCTGGTTTTATCAAAGAATCTGAAAATGGATTGGTTCCAACAACTGCAGGTATTGATTATTTGCAAAAAGGATCTAATACTTCTGTAGATGATTTGATTAAGCGTATTACCAATGTAATTCCTCGGAATCCTTCATTCACTCATATGGCACAAAATCTAACTGATACAGGTTTGATGGGTGCTATTTATGCTCTATTGGGTGAAATTGGTCGTAGAGGAGATCCAGATAATCAAACTGCATACACTTATTGGAATAAAAAGTGTGCAGATTTGGAAAAAGTGTTGACAGGTGCTGATCCAAACAGTCTTTGGGTTCGGCATAACGAGCAACAAGAGAAATTTTAAATAACTAAGGTGGACAATTTGTTTCCAAGATTCAGATTGTTCACTTTTTTCTAAACCTTTTTTGATATGAAAATTTTAGTTATAATACTTGCTTTTTTAGCAACATTTTTATTTCTTGCAGTTATAATGACTCCAATTATGGCTGTTCTTGGTTTACTCAATAATGAGTTTAAAACAAAGGAAGAGTTTTACAATAATCTATTTATTTGGAGACTTATTAAATCTAAAATAAATAATTTAATATGAACTATAAAGTAGGACAGTTATTGACTTTAGGTAAGGAGGATACAAAGTATGAACTCTTATCCTATTTAGGGGAATGGAGGAGAAAATCAGATGGTGTCAGAGTAGTTTCTGTTAAACCATCTGCTGTATTGGAAGATGGTAGAGATCATGTTTATTATGAAGTTTGGGAATGTTTAAATTTAAATACAGGTTTTGTAGAAACTAAAAAGGTCCCCATCTACGTATTCTTAGATCTTCCAGAAGAATATGTTAATTCTGATAGAAAGGAAGTAATCTATGATGGTAATGAAGTAACAAGCCTACTGGATCATTATTCTTGTTGGTATACAGGAAATCGAGATAGAATGAACTTTCATTTAGACATTGTTCAAGATAGACACATTGAACAGATTCATAAATTAAGAGATTTAGATTCTCAAGTACAGGATACCAATTATGCTGTTGGTATTAGACTAAAGTTAATGATGAAGGAAAATCCTAATTTAGTTATTAGGAGAAGATTTAAGGAATGGAAACAACAGTTTCCAAATTTGTTCACCAAACTACAAAAAGATGTATACAATATGCAAAGTAGTAATGAAAATGTCATTAGTGTTGGGATTAATTCTAATCCTATATAAACCTAAGTCTGAAACTCATATAAGTATTCCAGAAATTGAGTTAGGTTATAGTTATGAGTTAGATAAAGATTCAGTAAACCAATATCCTTTAGATGAGGTTATGGCTGCAGTTGCTTATCATGAATGTTTTAACTTAAGTAAGTTAGAACGTTGGTTAGTTATGGAAGCTTTTCATAACCGAATTATTTATAATTTTAACAATAATGGAACAACAGTTAAGGAACAACTATTAGCTCCAGAACAGTTTACTGGATTGTGGAAATATAATCCTGAACAATTTAAATTTGATACACATGATAGTATTAGTGTTCAAAATAGGGAAATGGCTCAATCTATTATTGAGGGTAATAGATTTTGTACAGATACAATTTTCTACTGGGCAGGTCCTTGCGATCATACAACTGCTCACGGGAAATGGATGAAAAGAGTTCATAGAAAACTTCCTAAACAAATTATACATTTATTCAAATGAGTACAGAAGAATTAATGAAACCAAGGTGGAAGGTTATTGCTGATTTTCCTGGAAATCAAGGAACTTTTAATATTGGAGAAATAATTGTTGGGCAAGATCATTGGTCTGGTGATGGAACTTTTTATACTTCACCTCATCCATTTGATGCTTTTTGCCCAGACGAATATCCAGCAATATTTAAAAAGTTAGAATGGTGGGAAGAAAGGAAGGTTGAAGATATTCCAGATTATCTTAAACTTATATCTAGAAATGAAATTGTAAAAGTTGTAAAGAAAGTAGGAGGGTTTAGTGGAACCGTTTTTACAGGAAAGATGTTTCAAGAACGTGAAACTTGGACACATTTATTTTTTTATTTACCATCAACAAAAGAAGAATATGAAAGTTATCAGAAATCAATTTCATCAGGAGATGAAGGAACAATTGAAAATTAATAAACCTACATATCATGTAGAACCAGAAATTAATGCCGGAGAGTTATGTGAAATAACTTTCTATTGGGCTATGTTTATGTTACTTTTAGCAATTATATCGTGAGAAAGTTAAAACTTAATCATACACATCCAATAGAGAGTTTCTCCAATCTAATATGGTTAGTTGGAGAAACTCCTAAAGAAGTAATTATTTTAGCAAAACAAAACAAACTTACTTGTGTTTGCTATTTACCCAATACACCAATTGAGAGCTGTGTATATTTTCACATTAAAAGTATAATCCATGCTTGATATTCTATGATTAAGTTATCAAATTCCATTTCAGGTATTTATAAGATCACTAATATAACTACAAGAAAGTGTTATATTGGTTCAGCAATAAATATTAGGCTTCGGTGGGGAGTTCATAGATATGATTTAAGACAAAATAAGCATCATTCCAAATATTTACAGAGAAGTTGGAATAAATATGGTTCTGATAATTTCATGTTTGAAATATTATTTACCTGTCCTAAGGAACATTTAATTAGAATTGAACAATACTTCATAAATAATTATAAACCTGAATATAACGCATTAAAGATTGCAGGAAGCCGTTTAGGAAGAAAATTAAGTAAAGAATCAATAGCTAAATTAATAAAAGCAAATACAGGTAAGAAAAGAAGTATTGAATCCAAGAAAAGAATGAGTGATGCTCAATATGCTAGAAAGCACACTTCTAATCGTAAACCAATATATAAAATAGATATGATGACTCATAAAGTTCTTGCAGAATTTAGCTGTATAAAAGAAGCAGGGTTGGTTTGTAAATTAAGTTCTGGGTCATTAAGTCAAGTGGCTTTGGGTAAACGAGCAAGTTTAGGAGGATATTTATGGAAATTTAAAAAAGATTATGATGCTCAACAAAGTTAAAGAAAAGGTCCAAACTGAAGCACATCAGGCTTGGTTAAATAATGGTAAAATAGGAACCATAGAACAAGCTACAGGCACTGGTAAAACATTTGTTGCTTTTAAGTGTATTTTAAGTATGCCTAAAGGCAGCAATGTTTTATTTTTAGCTGAGACTGTAGTTAGGGAGAATACTGTTCTACAAGATGCTCAACAATATAAGAAATTCTATGGTGTGGATCCACTGAAAGGTTACAAGTTCAAATTTGCAACTTATCAAGGGGCTTACAAATATAACTTATGGGATTACTTTCCCAATGCGGTAGTAGATAATACAATTATTGTCATGGATGAGATTCATGATATTCTTAGTGATAAAAGAATTGAGTTTATTAATAACTCAAACTCTCATTATCATGGAACATTTACACTTTATGCGAAGTTAGGTTTATCGGCTACAATAGATAAGAAAACTCAATATCTTATTCAAGGTCAAGAGATTACTAAGTTTGATTTACTTAAAAAGTTCTGCCCAGTTGTTTATACATACTCTTTACAAGAGTCAATGGATAATAAGACAACTAGGGATATTAAGTTTTTTGTTCTTAAACATCAATTAGATGATGTTAATAGAAATATTCAAGCTGGAGCTAAAGGTCAAACATTCTGGACTACTGAAAAGTTAAACTATAGTTATTTAGATAAGTCTGTTAGAGATGCTATGTTTGCAAAGTATAAAACTGCTGAAGAAAAGAAGTTTAGAACTATTCAAGTAGCAACTAGAAGAGCTAGGTTTCTTTACAGTTTACCAAGTAAAATAAAACTATGTAAAGATCTAATAAGTAAGTTGCCAGGTAAAACTTTAGTATTTGGTCAAGATAGTGCTACTTTGTTAGATATATGCCCAACATCTATTGTGTCAGATAATCCTAATTATGTTCAGGATTTGGCAGATTTTAAAGCTGGTAAAACAAAGTTAACAGGATCTAATAGGATTCTTAAACAAGGTGAGAATATACCTGGATTAGATAATGTTGTTTTGTTGGCATATTATAGTAAGAACAAAGATTTTACTCAAATGGTGGGTGAATAGCTTGCCCATAATTCTATTTAATTCGGTGAACCCTAAGTCAAAAAATGATATGGGAATACCGAGCCAAGCAGGAATTTATATTCCGGGCGTGTGTAGAGACTAAAATTACAATTTAAACTTCGCAATAGCGTAAGAGATATGAAAATTACAAAAAAACATAGACATTTGCTTTTATCAATGTGTATAGGAGACGGAAGTATTGATAAAAATGGTAGAATTGAAGTGTGGCATTCTATTAATCAGGAAGAGTATGTGAAATATAAAGCCGATTTAATTAGACCATTACTTACTCATTCTGGTGTATTATATAGAGATTCTGGAAACTTTAAACAAGTTGGTTTTAGAGTTAAAATATCAGATTACACTAAACTTCTTAGAAGAGTTCTATATCCAGATAACAAAAAAGTTATTTCTCAAAAGATTTTAAACAAGCTAGAACCTATTCATATAGCAATATGGTGGATGGATGATGGTAGTTGTAGCATGGAATATTGTAAACCTAATAACAATATTCGGTCTTCAATTTCAACATTGTCTACTTGTATATCAAAAGAAGATAATCAAATAATAATTGATTGGTTTAAATCTAAATATGATGTTCAGTTTGGACAGAGAAAAATGAAAAATAATTTTGCTTTGGTTTGTAGATTAAAAGAAGGTAGAAAATTAGCAAATGTTATTCGTAATTTTATTATTCCTTCAATGGAATATAAAATATCTAAGTAATACCTTAGTAATAAGGGTAGGAAAGAAGTCAATCTTTCTGAAACAGTAGATATTCAGAGTACTCTGAATAAAGATATAGTCCGATCCCTATTGAAAAGTAGGAATACAGTCCAGGTTGACATCTGAGAGAAATAACTGTATTGACAAAAAGAGGCTAAGACAGGACAAACAAGTAGGTAATGTTATAATTCATTTAACTGCAGGAACTCAAGAAGAAAAGTGGTTTGAAAGTATGACGGAAGAGTTAAATGCTCCATTTATATATTGCAGTAATCTTAAACAGTTGTTAGATAAACTATGAGAATAAAAATATCAAGTTGGAAGACATTAATTAATAATGAGTTGAAAAGATTGTATGAAGGTAAAACTGTAAAGTTATGGTTTGCACAATATGGACCAAAAAGTAATTTTGGCACCCATTATAAATATCAGGTATTTACAACTAAGGAAGAGTTTAGTGATCCTAATAATTGGTATGATTATACTAATTTAGAAGACATTGATGTAGTGATTAAATCAATTACTGGTAGAGGAACAGGAACTAAATTTTTAGAGATAAAATTTGATCCGATTATTTATCAGGGAACTGAAATATCAAGTATCTTATTTTCAAATAAAATATTAGACATAGTATGACAAAAATTGAAGAAATAAAAGAACGTATTATTTTAGAAGGAGGTTATACTGATTATGAAGAATGTATAGATTTATGTATGAAAGAGTATGCTGAATGGTATGTTAGGAAATGTTTAGAAGTTGTAATTAAAGAATATTCCCATGTTTTAGATAGAGATTCTATTTTAAGTTTACATTTTCCAAGTCATGATGGAACAGAAGCTAATTGATATAGAGTGTTTTTCTGTAAAAGATAAGGTTTTACAGTTATTGCCAAAAGATCCTAAATTAATATCTGCTACTGGAATATACAAACTTTATTTTAGTAATGATGTTAAGAAAAGAGTTTACATTGGAAGTGCAATACAAACTAATTCAGGTAGATATAAAAAATTTAGGGTTGGATTTTATATTAGACTGTATCACCATATTATGTCTTTACGAGCTGGAACACATCACTCCCCAAAATTACAAAATTATGTAAACAAATATGGTTTTGAGAATTTAGTATTTGAAATTGTTGAATTATGTGATAAATCAGTATCAAGATCAAGAGAAGAATTTTATATTAAGCAATTTAATTGTGTTAAGTTAGGATTCAACTGTTCTCATGATGGACACACAGGAGGTGGAATTATACCACTAGAAACAAGGAGGCTTATAAGTCAAAAAGTAAGTGCTGCATTAAAAGGTAAGATACCTAAAAATTGGAAATCTATTGAAGGAATGAGGGCAAAACCTGTATTAGAAATGGAAAATGGTACAGTAGTTAAAGAATACAAATCTCTCACAGAGATGTGTAAGATAAATAATCTTTCCTATAAACATTTAAGTCTTGTTTTAAGGGGTAAACAAAAACTTCCGTCAAAACATAATCCCAAATCTTGGAAATATAAATGATTATGGAACAGTTACTTATAGATTGTGAAGTTTTTCCTCAGTATTTCTTATTAGGTGTTGAAGATTATAAAACTGGTATTAAAACTAGTTTTGAGATAGCTGAGGATATAGATCAAAGGCAAGAACTATATAAATTCTTAAACCAATACAGTGGTTTTTGGATTAGTTTTAATGGTTTACATTATGACAATATGGTTCTTGCTTATGGTCAGAAAAATAGATGGTGGCCAGGTGTAGGATGGTATGAAGTATGTAGAAACTTGAAAAACTTTTCAGATAAAATTATTAATGATGAAGAAGGTAATTTTGAATCTCTTAAACCTTACAAATATTTTAATTGGAAGTTTACTAATGTAGATTTATATCTTTATTGGAGTAAAGGTTTAAGACAATCTAAAAAGATTAGTTTGAAGGGGTTGGGAATTCAGTTAGGTTATCATACTATACAGGAATTACCGTTTGATCCTAGTATGATTCTAGATAAAGATCAAAGAGCTGAATTAAAGAACTATAATCTTCAACATGATTTAGGTATTCTTAGGTTATTGACAGAAGCTTTTGAAGGTAAAAGTAAAGTTCCATTAGGTAACTTGGGAACTATACAATTAAGAGGACAAGTTGTTAAAGACTATGGTATTAATGCATGGTCTATGGATGGCCCTAAAATTGCTTCAGAGACATTATTAAAAGAATACTGTAAGATTACCAAGAAGGATGAAAAGAGTACAAGAGATCTAAGATTTGATCGTCCTGTAATACATTTTGGAAGACTTTTAAAAGATCTAAATATAGAGTTTCAATTACCTGAATTAAAACAGCTATATTCTGAATGGTGTAATTCAGTGGACACATTTAATAAAACATTTCTTACTGGTACTAAAGATCATCCAATACAAGTTACATGTGGTGTAGGTGGTATTCATTCAGTAAATAATAATGAAATATATCATACTACAGATACACATACAATCTTGACTTCGGATGTGGCTGCAATGTACCCAACTAACATTGAGAATTGGAATGCATTCAGATTTCCAGAAGTTTTAAATATCTATAAGTCTTTTAAAACTAAACGGATTACAGAAACCAAACCTGGAATGAAACAACACTCCAAAGGTTCTCCTGAATGGACTAACTTCTTCCAGCAAGATTTGTTTTATAAACTAATTTTAAATGGTGTTTCAGGTTTATTGGATTTAGAGTATTCATGGTTGTTTAACTCTGAAGGGATTATGAAAGTTAGATGTGGAGGACAATTAATTCTTTTACTTCTAATGGAAAAATGTATTTTAAATGGCTTCAAAGTACTTAGTCTAAATACTGATGGTTTGGAGGTTATTGTACCTAATGATAAAATGCAAACTTATTTCCAATTAGTTAAAGAAGTTGAGGAAAAGTTTAATGTTCAATTTGAAAGTGAAAATTACAGAAGTATCATTTATAGCTCTGTTAATGATTATATTGCAATTTTAGAAAATGGGCAATTGAAGAAAAAAGGAATGTTTGTCACTCAACCTGAGTTGGGCAACAGCTCTGATTTCTTAATTATTCCTAAATTACTGGAAGAATATTTTGTTAAAGGGATTAAGCCTGAAGATGTTGATTGGAGTAAATTTCATATTTATGATTTCTGTGCTAGCCAAAAGGTAGATAGAAGTTATACTGTTGAATGGAAAGGAGTTAAACAACAAAGATTGAATAGATATTATGCTTCTACTAAAGGTGGATATTTATATAAATGTAGATGGGTTGAAAGGTTGAATAAAAAGACTAAAATTACAGACAATATTTATACAAGGTCTCATATGTTAAGTGATACAGGTATTATGATTTATAACCAACATCAAGAGTTAGAAAATTATAATATTGACTATAAGTTTTATTTGTCTAAAGTAAACACAATTATAGCTGAGATTGAAAGATGCAACCAAATATTACTGTTTTAAAGAAAAGAATTTTCATTCATGACTTAGAATGGGAAATTGAGTTTACTGTAAAAGGTCATCCTGATAGAGCCTATAGTTTACATTTGACTCCAGTTAAATATTTAAATGATTTGACCATTAGATTTGCATTTTATAGATCTTGTATTAAATATGGGGCTATTTATGAATATAGATCTCCATTTACAGCTATTTATAAAGTTGATATTACTAGAAAACAAGCTCAATTGTTAACTATAGAAAGATTATTAAATGAGAACTTTTAAACAATTTGAACTTGGAGATACAAAATATACTTTAAGTTTTGATAGATATACGAGTGTTTATCCAAATAGTAAGCATACGGCATATTTAAGAATTTCCAGTAGGGATTATGATGTTAGAGATATTACATTAAAAGTTTATAAACCGAGATATGTAATAATACAATGGCAATTAATTCTTGGAGACTATTCTGTTACTGTAACTGGAGAACATAAATCTAAAGAAGCTAAACGATTAATTTTAAACTATCTTTTAAATGAAAGACGATAAATATGAAAAAGCTATATCCAACAATTCACGATAGTAAATTTAAGCTTAGAATTAAAGTTGTCAGGAACGATGGAGGTAAAAAGACATTGGGTGTTTCACTTAGAAATACTGAATTGGATGGTTACCCTAGATTTTTTTATTTCAATAATGGAAAAGTTTCTACTTTGAGAATGACTACATCTAAACAAAGTGTGGGAAGACCAATTGAAATCTCTTTAAAAGAAGCTCGGTATAAAGTACTTGAATATTTAATAAACGGTGAATATCTAAATGTTAATAATAAAAAATCAAAGTAACTATCGTGGAAGAGGATAAATATTTTATTTATCGTCACATTAGATTAGATAAAAATGTTCCGTTTTATATTGGAATTGGCACAAAAAGTAAGAGAGACAACTCTTATAGAAATCTTTATGCTAGAGCATTTATTTCTACAAGGCGAGGTGTTTTCTGGAATAGAATTGTTGCTAAAACTAAATATAGAGTAGAGATTATTTTTGAAACCAGCGATAATAATTTTCTTGATATAAAAGAAAGAGAGTTTATTAAGTTATACGGAAGAAGAAATATAAAAACGGGGTCTTTGGTTAACCTCACTGATGGAGGTAGAGGGATTTTAGGGTTAAAACATTCTCCTAGTACAATTAGTAAAATTGCATTAACCAAAAAACAATTTATAGAAAATTATAAAGATGCTGTTTACGATCTTTATAATAAAGATTTAAAAATTATTGAAATTTCAAAACAGTTAGGTATTAATCGTATTACTGTTAGAAAAATTATAAAGACGTTTAATTTTGCAAAACGGGAAAATGTTAGGTCTCAGAAATTTTTCTTTTATCAACATGGAGTATTTATAATGCACGATTCTCTTAAAAATATAGCAGAGTGTTTAAATCTTTCATATGGAGGTGTTTTACACATTATGCAAAGAGGTACTTCTAAAAAATATAAAATAACAAAATATGCTAACAATTAACACACCCTCTAACTATCTTGCAAAAGTTGTACAATTAGGTATTCCTAAAGTCCATCCTAATGCAAATCGTTTACAGATATTTTCCGTTAATGGGTATGAAATTATCACTGATATGTCTAGACAATCTGGAGATATATGTATCTATTTTCCAATTGAATGTCAGATAGATCAAAAGATTCTATCTAAAATGAATTTGTTTTCAGATAAAGATTTGAATGAAGATAAGAATATAGCAGGTTATGTTCATAAGACTGGTAGGGTTAGAGCTGTAAAACTTAGAGGAATAATGTCTGAAGGAATGGTTTTACCTTATTCCGAGATAATGAATGTTTTAGGTATCTCATATTTAGACATTATTGGAGAAGCTCAACAATTTATAAACCAAGAGTTTGACACAATAGATGGTTATACTATCTGCCAAAAATATGTTCCTGTAATTAAAGAAGTTAGATCTGGTGGTGGAACTGGAGAAAAGAAAATACTTAAAGTAAATGACATCCTTATTCCAGGACAGTTTAACTTCCATTACAGTACTTCTAAACTTCAAGATAATATTTGGAAGTTTCAGAATGAAGATGATAAAATTGTTATTACAGATAAATGGCATGGAACTTCAGCAGTATTCTCCAATCTTCTAACTAAAAGAAAACTTTCATTTTGGGAAAAAGTTAAAAAATTCTTTGGTTCTGATGTAAAAACTAAAGAGTATTCTAAGATGTATTCTAGTAGAACAGTTATTAAATCTGTTGAAGGTAAATACAATACACCTGAAGGAGGATATTATAACTCTGATATTTGGGGGAAAGTGTTTGAAGAGATTAAAGACAAACTGTTCCAAAGTTATACTATTTATGGAGAAATTGTAGGTTATACTGGAGAGAAGATGATTCAAGCTGGTTATGATTATGGTTGTAAGCCAGGAGAACATAAGTTCTTAGTTTACAGAATAACTCAGACAACTCGTATGGGAGCAGTATTAGAATACTCATGGGATGAAATTAAAGATTTCTGTAGAGAACATCAGTTGGAACATGTTCCAGAATTATTTTATGGAACAATCAAAGGTTGGTGTGTTCAAAATTCTAATATTGGAGAAACCTTTTTGGAATCTTTAAAAAGAGTTTATCTTGAACAAAATTGTACATATTGTACTAAGAAGGTTCCTGCAGAAGGTATTTGCATTAGAAATGAATCTGAAAATAAAATGACCTACAAATTAAAATCTAAAGCTTTCCTTGAAATGGAAACTAAAGCTTTGGATAAAGAAGAGGAGGTTGTAGAATGACTGCATTTACTATTTTTGTTTGCACAATTCTAATATTGTTTGGACTTGACCAACTTATTAAGGCTGTTAACGATGTTAACGATACTTTAAAAAAGAAATAATATAACTAACCCTTTCTAGTGATAGATTGGGTTAGTTTAATTTTAAAAATATGAATGAATTAAACCACCCATTAACTCCAGATCAAATGAATCCTTTATTAGAAGTATTTGTTTGTACATGGAATGAGGAAAAGATCTTATTAGACTTTATTAAATGGTACAGATCTAGAGTTCCAAATTGTGCAATAACAGTTTATGACAACATGTCTGATGATAAAACTGTTGAGATAGCACTAGACAATGAGTGTAAAGTTATTCCATATGACACAGGCGGTTATATGGATGAACAAACTTTAATGAATATTAGAAATAGTTGTTGGAAACAATCTAAAGCTAAATGGTGTCTAGTTGTTGATGCTGATGAACTAGTTGATATTAATACAAAATTTTTAGAAGAAAAACCACTTGTTGACATTTTTCACTGTGAAGGATATGAAATGTTTGGTACAGAAGAAGATACTATTAATACTCTAACCCAAGGCTGTAAATCAGCAGGTTATTGTAAACCAGTATTGTTTCAACCAGAAAGATTGGTGGAAATTAATCTGGCTCCAGGGAGTCATTCTGCAAATCCAATTGGAATTGAAAGTCTTATTGTTATTTGGAGTAAAGGTCAACCTAACATGTATCACACTAAATGGCGAAGTTGGACTAATGGTATTGAAAGAGCCAGATTATTAGCTAAAAGACGTTCTGAGCATTCTAAAAAAATGGGATGGAATTTTCATTATGAACTAGATGAATCTATACATAAAGATTATTATGAAAATGGAATTAGAAATAGGGTTAACATTAGATAATTTAAGATTTAGAATTAAGACTGAAGAAGAATTTATAGAGGAATACGGTGAAAATTGGAGAAAGCAAGTTCCTGCTTGGGTTAATGGAATGGATAGACATTTATTTGGTAGAGATATTCCGATTAGTGAAAATTCAAAAGCTCTTCAAAAATTTATGGGTTTAAATGCAGACTTAAGAGTTCTTGGTTGGTGTATTAATAAAAAAATGTTTAAATATATTCCTCATGAGTCCGGAAACGAAATTTAGATTTAAAACAGAGCAAGAATTTATTGAAGAATTTGGTCCAGAATTTGGTTATAAAGTAAAACATTGTTGGGCAAGACCTACAATGGATAAACTTTTTGGAAGGCCAAATATTTCTAAAGAGAAAATATGATAAATATACAGAACACTTTAATTTTAAAACAAACACGATATGATTTATCATGAGAAATTTGGTTCCGTGCTTCGTTTAGGAAATTTCTTATTTAAGTACGCTTGGTCTGTGGCCAAGAAAGAACAGTTTGGAGAAGTAACTACATACCCACAAGAATACTATTTGTGGCAATATTTAAGACAGCCACCAGTTCTTAAAATGAATTATTCAGATACTGTTCCAGATTCAAGTTTTATTAAATCTGATTGGGAGTGGTCTAAGGAGGAAGAAATTAGAATCAACAATCTTGTTAAAAAAGATAGAAATTGTGTGGTTAGTTTAGATTCATTTTTTCAATCTGAAAAATGGTTTGAAAATTATAGACATAGAGTTAGAGATCATTTGTATTTCACAGATAAAGCTGAATCAGATGTTATTTGGAAATATGGTCACTTATTTGGTCATGGTAAACAACAAATTGGTATAGGTATTAGATTGGGTGACTTTATTGGTCATGGAGACTTTTACCAAATAGATCCAGATTGGTATATATCAGCACTCAATACTTATTTTCCAAATTGGGAAGAAGAAAATATTGTTGTTATATTTTCAGATGATATTAAGATGGCTAAACAGATTTTTAAAGATTTTCCATTTCAATATGCTGAACCAAATGGAACAGAAACTCATGCTGATAATTTCAAATATTATCATGGTGATGCATCTGAACATTTGATACTTGGATCATTAATGAATCATTTTATTATTGGTAATTCAACATTTAGTTGGTGGCAAGCATGGTTGGCTACTTACAATACATATAATAAAGTGATCCATTCAGGTAAAGTATTTAGTGATACTGGAAATATGAGACATATAAACACAGAACATTATTATCCTAAAAATTGGATTAAGTATGACACCTGAAGAAATTATAAAGAATAATGTTCTCATCGCAAAATTTGTTGGGTTTACTCCAACTTATCCTAATATGAAAGATTGTAATGTTTTTCGTTTTCAAAAGAAATTTCCTAAATTTGACCAATCACTATATGTAAGTGCTATGACTAGTGTTAGTACTGATGGAAGATTTGAATCAAAAGATATTACACAACGTGTAAGAGATGATGAATTTGAATTTCACTATAATTTAGGTTGGTTGATACCAGTAGTAGAAGTTATTGAAACTTTACAAGATAATTCTTTTAGAGTTTTAATTGATTATACAAATTGTACAATTTATCATGCTGAAGATAGAACTAGAGAATATTGCAATTTTACAGCAGAAACTAAAGTTAAAGCTACATGGTTAGCTGTTGTAGAGTTTATAAAATTGTGGAAAGAAATTAATTTAATACTTCCGATAAATGAAGAAGTTTATAAATGGTATCTTAAGCCTGATATACATAATGGAGACAACACAATTATTTAAGTTTTGTCTAATAGCTAAAGAACAGGATCTAATAAAGTATCTTATTATATCATCTTGTATATTTAGACATGAAACTACAGATTGGAAACAATATAGAATTTCTGAAGTTCATATGATTAAGTATAAAGAGATGATTCAAGAATTAATAAAGGAATATAAATTATGAGTATAGAAGAAGGAAACAGATTAATTGCTGATTTTATGGGTGGTGTTTATAAACAACATTGCTGGTCTTTTCCTGGACAAAAAGGTTATTATCCAAGATTTCAATTAAAATATCATTCATCTTGGGATTGGCTAATGCCTGTGGTTGAAAGAATTGAAGAAATTGAAATTCGTGGAATGTACATGGTTATTATTGAGCAACAATATTGCTGTATTAAACATGTAGCTGAAGGAGATTTATTGTTATATGAAACAATTGCTCAAGAATCTGTATCTAAAATAGATGCTACATGGCAAACAGTAATTAAGTTTGTAGAAAGATGTAATGAAAATAACAGCAGTTTACAATCCTAAATCAGGAGGATCTTATCATAGAGTTAAACTGTGGTCAGAGTTTGTAGAGAATGTTACTCTTGTTCAAGAATTAACTGAAGAGTTAGTTTCCAATTGTGACATTCTTTACATTCACTGGAATAGTAAAACAGCTCTTACTCAATTGAGTATTTGGCGTGAAAAATATGGATTTAAAATTATAGCAGATGTTGATGATACTTGGAAGTTAGGTGAAAAATTTACATATTCTGTATTTTTAAGTCAACACTTGTGTCTGTTAGCAGATCATGTAATCTGCAGCACTGAATATTTAGTACAAGACATAATGGAATGGAATAAAAATATAACTGTTATTCCAAACTTAATTCCTGTAGGTCATGGACAGTTTACACCTAAACCTGTTAAAACTAATTCTAAATTAGTATTTGGAATTGGTGGGAGTATTAGTCATTATGAAGATTATATGTCTTTGTCTAAATTAATTAAAGAATTAGAAAAAGATAAATGGTTTAAAAAGAATTGTGAATTTGCAATTATTGGATATGATGCTAAAAATCCTAAGTGGCAGGATGTTAGTAAAATGTTTAAAACTTGTAAAATATATAAAGCTAAATCTCCAGAAGAATACATGTCTTTGTATGACAACTTAGATTATATGTTAATGCCTTTGTTAGATACAAACATTAATAAAGGTAGAAGCGGTGTAAAGATTTTGGAATGTTTTACTAAAGGTGTTGTACCAATAGTAAGTGATGAGTATGAAGATAAAACTGGTTGGGAAAATGCTTATAGTTTAAAACTATTTGCCACCTTTGCATTTTATCATAATAACAGACTTGAAATTATCGCAAGTAGATTAGAGGAGAATATCTTAAAGGGAGCCATGTACATGTCTAAGCTAAATTATCAAAAAGACTGTGTTGATTCTAGATTAGAAGTCTTTAATAAAATACAACCTAAGTTGGAAGATAAACACGACTTATATTCTATCACTTATAATTCTAAACAAAACGTTGAATATAAAAGAATTAATAATCATATTTCAACAATAGACGAAAAGAGTTATCTATTTGAGTATAATAAGATTATAGAATATGTAGAATGTTGGGAAACCTATAGTAAAGATTCCTACTTAGCATTTTTTAGTCATAAGTTTCCACATAAAACTGGATTTTACAGAAAGTATGTTGAAGAAATTTTAAATAATGAAGATTCAGACGTAGTTGTATTTTGTAATCAATCAGACAACTATCTATTGTGGACCGAACAACAACATCCTGGATTTATGGATATATTTATAAAGGTTTGTCAAAAGTTGGAACTAGTAATTCCGCCAGATAATATTCTGACAATATATTCTAATTTCTTTGCAGCCAAAGCAAATGTGTACAAAGATTATGTAGAAGTTCTTAAGAAAGCTATTGACATAATGGAAACAGATTCTGAAATTAGAGAATTATGTTGGAAAGATGCTGGTTATAAAACTGGATTAAACTCTGAAGACTTAAAGAAGTATACAGGGTTGGACTACTATCCATTTCACACTTTTATTTTAGAAAGATTGATGTCTATTTGGATTGTTAATAAAAAGTTGAGTTACAGTGTTTACACCTGATATTACTAGATGTTTTACAATTGTTTTAAGAGGTCAACAAATTCGGTTAGACAGAATGATTGTTTGGTCTACACCTAAAACAGTAAACAGTTTTAATGTATTACTTTCAATTTTTAAACAAAAGGTGCACGCAAGTGATTATTTTATAACTTCTGACGATAAACTATTGATGGAAATATTACAAAGTGTGGATCCAGAAATAATATTGGAAAACAAAGAGCTTATGAGAAAGTTTGAGTCTATGTATAGGTTTTTTGCAAGCTTAAGCACATACAATTATTTATTTAAAGATTGATCTTTCATAAATTATTTTAAAATGCCGTACATACTTAAATTTTATTTGATAAAAATATTTTCAAAATCCATTATATTAATTATAACATTTATTTTATTTACACTTAATCAAAAAACTGTTGCTGTAGATCTTTGTAAAGATGGTATTGAAGAATTTGAAGACGATTATACATTAGATTTTACAGAAAGTGATATTGTTCTATTAGACATAATTAAAAACTTAGATTTTGAAATTATGAACAAGAATGATACGTTATATTGGAGAATGTTCAAACTTTGGTGGAAAATGTTTAACAATGTTGTTGGAGATGAAGATTACATGGATTTAGCAAAAAAATAGTTATGAGAAAAGATTTGACGAGTGCTTCTTATTTACGCTTTTTCAGAGAAAGGTATCCAAATGGAATCGGGTATTTATTATCAATAGACCAACCAAAAAATGAAATTTCCATGTTATTTCTCAGGTGTTTTAATATGTCAAAAGCCATGATGGGACAAGAACATGTAAATAGTACTTACTTTGATGCAGCTTTAATTATAGAATTGTTTTTTGATATAAACAGTCGAATGATTATTGAATCAGATGTATTATATGAAAGAGCACTATTATTTATAGATCAAGTTGTAAAAGATTTAGACTTCAATGAAATTAGATGATAAATTAAAACCGTATTTTGAATCTAAAGGTCAGAATGCTGATGAATGCATTTTGTATTTATTGGCTTGTAGACATGGTTTAAAATATAGATGTTCAGAAGAAACTTTTCAGTTTCTAGATAAAGAAAAAATGATTAAGTTAAACTTTATGACTAATACTATAATTCCTTTAGTGGGAATTTATGATGGTGAGGTTGTAGAGTTAAATGTTGATTATGAAGCAGTTATAGAACAAGAAGTTCGAGAAAGAATAGATGAGTATAGATCTATGTTTAAAGGTATTAGATCTGGTAGTATTGGAGAGAAACAGAAGGTGATTACTATGTTAACTCAATTCTGTATCCAGAATCAAAAATCTTTTGACGACGTATTATTAGTTACCAAAGCCTATATGTCTTATACTGATTTTAAAGTTATTTCTAATGCAGATAATTTTATTAGTAAATTAGATAAAGAAGGTAATGAAATTAGTCTACTAAAGATAGCTTTTGAAGAACAAGATATGTCTAGTCAATCTACAGAAAGAACCTATAAGATGATATGAGTTATTCTAGAAGTAAACTAAGGAAGAAAAGAAGAGCTGGAATCGCTAAGGTAGTTAAGTTTATAGGTAGTTTGAAAAAATACATAAGTTATTTAAAAGAACTACCTGATACTAAGCTGCGAGTGTATGATTCATTCACATACAGCCCTGGATTTAGAGAGCTGATTGATCCTATGTATGTGAATTCAGATAGAGTACCTGAAGATGATAAATTTTTAGTAGAACTTATTCAGAACATTCCTCATATACAGTTACATAATAACTATGTATTCAGAAATGCTTTAAAAGAAAGATTAAAATATTATGAAGGACCGAGAGTATTATGAATTTATAGAAGATCTAAATTATTACAGATTTGGTCTTAATTATGCATCTTCGACTTTAGAACCTGAAGATGAATTAATGTTACAAATTGTAAAAGCTGGTGAAATTTCAGAGTTATATAAAGTTTCTAATTTTAGAAAAAGTATACAAAAACGGTTTAAGTATTGGAATGTTAGAAGAGATCGAAAATTGCTTGAAAGTTCTAATAGTTCTTATTTCCATGCATATAAACATTTTGTAAAAAGACATCCCTTAAAATGAAACCTAAGTTTATAAGTATAGAGGGATTATTCCCAGATTTGTTTAAGGTTATTCCTGGATGGTTAAAAGGAATATTTCATTGTGTAACTGCAGGATCAGGTGTTGGTAAAACTAAGTTTAGTAAATATGCTTTTTTGTTTCATGGATATAATTATTGTAAAGCCAATGACATGCCTTTTTATTGTTTATATTTTTGCTTAGAAGAATCTATTGAAAAGTTTTGGATCACCATTCAATGTGATCTAATTGTTGAAAGATATGGTTTACAACTAACTTATTATCAGTATAAGGGTTATCACGAAGGATTTACAGAAGCTCATGCTCAAGCATTAAGAGATATTGAACCTGAGTTACAAGAAATGAAAAAATGTATTATTCCAATAGATTATGTAAGTAATCCAACAGGTATCTATAAAACTATAGCTAAGTTTATGGCCACAATTGGTACTAAAACGGAAGGTATTACAGATACTGATGAATTTGGAAATAAATGGAATAGTTTTGATTACACATATAATGATCCTGATACCCAAGTAATGGTTATTGTAGATCATATGAAGTTGGTTACTCCAGAAAAGAATCCTTATAGTCAGGTAAATACTACTTTTGATGCAATAAATAAATTGGCTGAGTATGCAGTAAAGTTTATCTGTAAAAAATACAATATTATATTTTTAGCTGTTCATCAACAAGAAGCAACTGCCGGAAGCACTGAGAATATGAGATTTGGAACACCTGAACCGACTTTAGATAAGTTAGGAGTAAATAAAATAGTGCAACAAGAATATGCTGTTGTCTTAGGTTTATTTGGTCCTCATAGAATTAAAGGTAGTCCTGATGGAGGATATGATATTAAACGTTTAAGTGAAAATTTAAGGTTGGTATATATTCTCAAACATAGAGACGGTGATGAAGGTATTGTAAAAGGAATGTATTTTCATGGTAGTAGCTCTAAGTATGAAGAATTACCAAGCCCAGATAAAAAAATAGATATAGATAATTTCTTAAAAAGTAAAGGGAAATAATGCTTAGAGAATTTGAAACAACTGAAGTTGTAAAGGAACCAAGAGTTTATACTTCTGTACAAGCTATCAATAAAGCTAGAAACTATATCCGTTATAAAGTAATTAGGGGTTGGAATGTTGATTTAAGCCATCCATTAATTACACCTCAAGAAAAGGTATTATTGGAACAAATGAATAAAAGCTTAGATCTCATTAGAGAAGAAAAGTCTAAGTTAACAGGATTAAGAATTAGATTTTACGTAAGTTTTTATTCCAATTGTCCTATTGTAGGATCTACTTTGAAAAAAGTTGTAAAACGAAGATTAATAAATTTACCATTTTATCCAAAATGAAAGAATCGTTATATGAAAATGTAGGATACGTCCTAAAAAAATTATTAACATCAGATCCATATTATGGAATGTTTATGATGTCTTTGGACAAACAAGAGACTGCAGAAGTTCCAACTTTAGCTGTAGGTTTAAATGGAATAAATGTGGTACTATACATTAATCCAGAATTTTGGTTTAGTTTGAGTCTTGATGAAAGATTTGGTGTATGTAAACATGAGATGTTACACCTATGTTTTATGCATCTTGTAACACAAGACAAATATGCAGATCATAAAAGGGATAATATAGCCACAGATGCCGAGATTAATCAGTATATTAATCCAAAACATTTACCTAAAGGCGGAATTACCTTAGAATTATTAAAGAATGAATTTGGATTAAATCTTCTTGAGAAACAAGGTAGAGATTATTATTATAAAGCTTTAGATGGAAAAGTAAAAGAAGATTATGACTTAGGTAATAATGAGCACTTTTGGGATAAGTTTGATGAACTATCTGATGCAGATAAAGCTGTGGTGCAAAATCAAATTGAGTACTTAATGGATCATGTTTCACAAGAATGTGAGAAAATTAGACCTGGTTCAACACCTGGAGAAATCTCCGGATTAATTGCTCTTAAAAAGATTCCACCTAGATTTGATTGGAAAAAATTTCTGCGTCAATGGACTGGTAATTCACAAGAGGTTTATGTTAAACCTACTAGGTTTAAACCAAATCCATATTTTCCAGGAACTCCAAGTAATAAGATTAAACTAAAACAGAATGTCTTGTGTTGTATAGATACATCAGGTTCAGTTTCCAATAGAGAATTGGGAGAGTTTATGTCAGAGATTTACAACTTGTGGAAGTTTGGACATACAATTACTATTTTGTGTGCTGATACACAAATTTATGATCCTTATGTCTATAAAGGTCAAAGTGATATTGTGATTCATGGTAGAGGTGGAACTTATTTCACACCTCAATTAGAATATTTTAATGCACATACAGAATATAGCTGTATGATATACTTTACAGATGGATATGCTGAATGTCCACCTAATGCTGTAAGACCTATGTTGTGGGTTATTAGTAGCAATGGAAGTCCTAATGCCATTAGGGAGCATAATGGTAAAAAATTAATTATTGAAAAATAAATTGGTTTTATAACAACTTAAATATAACGAACAAAATTTAGAAAATGAGTAAGGAAAAAGGCTCTAGAATCAAATTAACTCCTGCACAAACACATGAACACTTGATGCAGTATCTTAGTAACTGCGAGCATCAAATATCAAAAGGGGATAGACCTTCAGCTATTTGTATTGAAGGTAAAGCGGGTATTGCTAAAACATCTCTTATTAAACAAATAGCTAAGGAAAAGGGATATGCTTTTCACCAAATTAATGCTGCAATGATAGATGATTTGGGTCACTTAACTGGATTTCCAGAAAAACAATTTAGGTTTAAAGATCATGATGGGGATTTTAATTGGGTTCCTGCAGAATTTTCAGATGATGCTTCTAAGACAGGAGTGTTTACCGGAGAAACTAGAATGGCATATGCTGAACCTCATTGGTTGAAGAATGTGAATCCTGAAGAAAAGTTTATTCTTTTACTGGATGATTTTACTAGAGGTTTTCCAATGGTTATGCAAGCATGTATGACTTTGGTAGAAGAATATAGATATGGTAGTTGGGAGTTACCTAAAAATACAGTTATTATTTTGACTACAAATCCAGATAATGGAGAATATTCTGTAGCCAGTTTAGATACAGCTCAGAAAACTCGTATGAGATACGTAGAGATGGTATTTGATGTTCAATCTTGGGCACAATGGGCTGAGTCTGTTAATTTGGATGGAAGATGTATAAACTTTGTTTTAAACAATGCAGAATTGTTTAGTGAAAAACATGATGGTATTGGTGGATCTAAAGATTATAATGCAAGAAGTATGACTAAGTTCTTTAATGATATTGGTTGTCTAAAGAACTTTTCTGAAAGTTTGAGTTATGTTAAAATTTGTGGAGATGGTGCTGTAGGTAATGCTTTTACAGATCATTTTATCAGTTTTGTTAATAATCGTTTAGACCAACTACCTCATCCAAAAGATCTACTTAAAGCAGAATCTAAAGAAGCTTTGGGTATGTTAAATAAAGTTTGTGGTAATTATACTACAAAAGATGCTTATAATCCAGCTACAGCAAGTATTATGGCATCTCGTATTACCAACTACGTTATTTATGGAAATCATGATAAATGGGGAAAAGATGAAAATCAGAAAGTTATTGATATGATCTTACATACTTGTTTCTCAGATGATTTAAAGTTTTTTATGGCTAGACAATTTATTACTCCAAAAGCAAAAGAACAAAGTGCTAAATTACAGAATATCCCTGTGCATCCTGAAATCCTTAAAAGAATAATGGCATAATGGCAGAACCTAAATTAATTTCACTTCAGTCGTCTGGAGATGTATATGTAAATCTTAGTTTGATAAGATTTATCAAACAGTATGTAAGTGCTGAATCTGGTGAAATCACACCTAATGACAATATTTTCTTTTTTAAAGATGTAAAATTTAGAAGAGATCTATTGGATATTGCTGAAGGTAAATTCCAAAGAGTTATTAAATTAGACAAGGCTAATACTATTGTTGTAAATCCAAATCTAATATTTCCTCATGAAGGATTAGGGATGATTGGAAATAAAATTAGTCCTAATATTCCATTACATGAGGCTGAAGATGTGATGTTCAATATTAGTAAGTTTGGAGTAGAGTATTTAACAACTATACAACAATGGTTTTGGTTTAGTCAATTGAATCATAAACCTAAAGTTGTATTTGAATCAGAAGTTACTAAGTATATCAACTCAGGTATTGTAATTGATGAATCAAATTATGATAGTATTATAGATTTGATAAAATCTGATATTGGTATTGTTTCAAAAATGATTGATACATGTGATATAGAAAAATCATTCTTGTTTATCTTATGCCTTTTGTATTTTGAAAACGGATTTAATTCAGAAAATCGAATGCTTACAATGAGATTGGAAAATGTTCCAAGATATTTGCGAACTAGAAATTGTGGAAGTGGTGTATCTGAATTAAGTTTTAAAGACATGATACAAATTCCCTGGATTAAAACTAGAATTGCAGCAAAAGCTTCAGAGTTTTTAAATAAAGAGTTAGATACAGCAGTTGAAAAACTTGCTCCATATTTAGGAAGTTTTAATATTGAATTTGAATGGAAGTAGATGATTTCTTTGAAATTCGTAATTATTCCAAGCCTTTTTGGGTTGTTAAAGATAAGATCCTTCTTGAGTTTCACAACGAACTTTCTCATGGAGATAAAGTTTATATAAGCAAACCTTACAATGAAGGTGTTAAAATAACAGCTTCGTATTTAGAATCTATTGGATGTACTAGAGTTAATACAACTGAAGAAGCTGATAAAATTGTTGGTCACAGACCTTATTTTGGGATAACTGAAGAAAAACCTAAGTCAGTACCTACTGAACTTTTAAATAGACACAAATATGTTGATTTACAAGATTTTGTTAAAGCGGTTCGTAAGTTCAAAGTTGAATCAAAACCTAAGATTGAATTTACACCAGAATTGTATTTAAGTATTGCTCAAATGTTATCTGATTCAAGTAACAAAATCAATGTTCGATTAGCAGTTCATACACTAATGACTATTGATTGGACAGGAATTGAATTGTTGTTACATGCAATAACACTTTATTATCATAGCTCCATATTTGGAGGAAATTTAAGTAAGTTAAATGGATGGTCTAATTTTGCAAATAGTTATCAACTAGATTGGAAAACAAGAGAACCATCCGCAGCCAGGTTACTAGATGCATTAATGGTAACCACTATCACATTGGAACAAATCAAATTAATAAAATTAATTAAAAAATGAAAGTGACTAAAACACAACTAACATCCATCTTTAACGGTGGAAAAACATGGGAAGAAATTGCAGCTGATTTCAGTATTGAGGCTGGTGTAGAAGTATCTGTTAAAATGGTACATGAACTGTTTAAAGCAAATGGTTTCAATCTACGTTCTAGAGCACGTAAATCTAGTACAAGCTGGATCACTGTAATTGATGATACTGTATCTGAAGCACCTACTACAAGTAATGTAGCGTTGGAAACAGAAGAGTTGGTATAATTATCAAATCCCAAGAACCGATTCCTTTAATCTTAAATTTAATCAATAATGTTTACTTTACCAACAGAGGTAGAAAAAGTCAAATCACAAAATCCACGCAGAGCAGTTTTCTTTGCTCATACTAAGGTGGGTAAAACAGAGGCCCTGTCAAAGCTTCCTAACAATTTAATTCTGGATCTAGAAGAAGGTTCAGAGTATGTAGAAGCCATGAAGATTGATATTAAAAAGATCTTACGAGATAATGATACCAATCCAATGGCTGTGTTTCAAAGTATTGGTGATGAATTGTTAAAGTATTATAAAGCAAATGGAAGATGGCAATATGATTTCTTGACTGTGGATACTACATCTGCATTAGAAGAATATGCTACTAAATTTGCAACAGTACTTTATAAGCAAACACCTATGGGTAAAAGTTTTCCTGGAACAGACGTTATATCAGAACTCCCAAATGGAGCAGGTTATGGTTGGTTGAGAAAAGCTTTTGAAAAGTTGTTAGAACCTTTAGAAGGTAAGTGTAATACATGTTTTATCTTGGTAAGTCATACAAAAGACTCAAGTATTAATAAACAAGGTAAGGACTTAGCTGCTAAGGATTTGGCACTCACAGGTAAGATCAAACAAATTACTTGTGCTGGAGCAGATGCAATTGGTTACATGTATAGAAATCCTCAAAATGTGAATCAAACTATTTTAAGTTTTAAAACGCATGAACAGGATTTGGCTACTGGAGCTAGACCTGCACACTTAAGTAACCAAGAGTTTGTAATTTTAGAACTAACAAATCCAGATTATACTACAACAGGTCAGAATAAGATCTTTAAGGATAGTTGGGATAAAGTTTTTGTTAAATGAAATTACATGTAAACACTGAAGATAAAACAGTTGCTATTGAAGGTCAAGCTCAAGTGGCAACTGTTTTTAATTATTTAATATCTTGGTTTCCAGAAGATTGGGAACAATGGAAATTCATTCCATATGTGGAAACCATTAAATACAAAGAAATTATTGTAGAAAAAGAAGTTTATAGGAATCCGTATTGGAATCCTTGGAACAAACCTTATTACGGGACTCTTGCAGCACCAATTAATTCTTTGAGTGTAAGCCCTAAAGACAGTATTCTAACAAAAGCAACAATCAACTTTAATAATCCTTAATCTTAATTTAATCAATGTTTACAGGAACAAAAACAGGAAACTCAAACGGTTCATATCTCAAAACCGGTTTAACAGCATTTACATTTTTAGGAGTAAATCCAACAGCAGCACAAATTGAAGAATGGACTGGACGAGAAAATGTTCAGGATCCAAACTATGACATTACTGATGATTACAGTAGAGAGCATCAAGTTAGACCAATTAACATTTATCTTAAAAATGAAGATGGTCTTGTAGTTAATTTTAGAATTAACGTTGGTCAAGATGATGCCATTGCTAAATCTGGTAACTATCAAGTATGTACCAGTACAGGTACAGTAGTTTGGGCTAAAAAAGGTGGAGTTGTTAAACCAGAATTTGCAGATCATAAACCACTTAAAATTGGTGAAGCTGATGTAATTAATTTTATTGCAAAATTGATTAACTTTGACTATAAGTCTGGAGAAAATCTGTATAATCAACTTACAGAGCAAGGTGTAGACGTAGTAAGTTTGTATAATGCTTCATACAAAGGTATGAATCAACTTGCAGCTTGGGCTGCTGAAAATGGTAAATTGATTTCAATGGTATTGGTAGTTCGTGAAAAAGATGTAGTAGGTACTGATGGTAACACTACAACTAAGAACTATCAAGGAGTTTCTGGTGCATCTGAAACATGGTTTTCAGGGCCTGTTACAGATTGGGCTGAAAAGAAACTTCTTGAAAGATATGAAAAATCTTTAGAAGTTGGTGCTGGACAAACTCAAGCATATCCTTTAATAAAGGACTTGTTTACCATCAAGTATCAAGACTTTAATAAAGCTGATTGCTTTAATAACGTACCTAACAATCCTACACCACAAGCTGGAGGAAGCTGGAACTAAATGTTTAAAGGACTTAGACCAACATATAGGAAGAGTTCAGAGGTATTGAACCAGATTTCTCAAGAGCAAGTCTTTTCAGAATATCTTGGAATATACCCTGATTTGAGCCAAAGGTTTAAGTCTCCATTTAGAGCAAATGATAAGAATCCTGGATGCCGTTTTATATGGTATTCCGGGATTCTTTATTTTGTTGAAAATACAATGTTTAACAACAAACTATATTGGTCTTGTATTGATGTAGTAATGTATGTTAAGAATTGTAGCTTTCAAGAAGCTTTAGATATACTTTGGCAAAAATCTCTTCCAGTAAAAGTAGGTAAAGTTATTCCAAACAAAACATTTGTTCCAGAAATTAGGTTTGAAAAACAACCTTGGGAAGAACCTAACATGTTTATGTTGTCTGGAGATATTCTGGAGAAAGAGTTAGTATTTAAGGTCAAGAACTACTGGATAAAAACAAAAGGTGGTTGGTTCAAAAACAGTATTCATGACCCAAATAAAACTCTAACTATAGCATATTTTTTTCCAGAAACTAATCATGTGAAACTTTATTTTCCAAATGAGTTGGAGAATAAATGGTATTCCAATTGCAGTACACAAGATATATTTGGATACCATAAAATAAAATATTATCAATCCTATTCCGACAAACTTATAATAACCAAATCAGGGAAAGATAGATTGATGTTAGGTTATTTTATTGGTATTCCAAGTATAGCTTTGCAAAATGAAGGTTGTTATTTACCTGATGAAATAGCTTTAGATTTAGATGTAAGTTTTAAAGATATATCTTTCTTATATGATAATGATATATCTGGAATTTTACAAGCTCAAAAGTTAAGTGAAAAATATGGTTATCCTTATAAAGTCATAGAGTGTGATGTTAAAGATCCATTTGAAATGATTAGTAAGTTTGGAATAGAAAATACAAAAAAATTAATATTATGAAATATGAAATTTGGATGGAAGGTTATGCAGTTACTGGAAATCAAAGTGATGCACAAATGATTGGTGAATATGAAGCAGATAGTTTTGATGAAGCAGTTGAAAAATTAAATCAAGAAGCTGTTGAAAAATACGGTAAAGTAAGTGCGGTAAAAGGTGGGTTACTTGATTCTGAAACTACGAAACCAATTGATAATTGGACTATTTGGGGTTGTAGATTATTTGATAATGAAGTTGACGCTAGAAAATCATTTGGATAATGCATAAAGTAACAGAATTAGCAGTAGCAGGAATACATCCTGGATGGAAGACTTTACTCAATACTCCAGCTAATGAAACTGAGTCTTTAATGGATATTCTAGATAGAACAATTGTTTCAGTAATCAATAAAGGTGGAACATTGTGTCCTGATACTCCAGATAAGATTTTAAGATGTCTAAGATTGAATCCTGATTTAATTAAAGTTGTTATTTGCTCGCAAGACCCATATCCTCAACCTGGAGTGGCTACAGGTTTGTCATTTGCAGTTAAGTATGGAGAAAAAAGACAACCTAGTTTAAATATGTTGGTTAGAGAGTTACAAATAGAGTACCCTGATTGTGATACTGAATTATTTGATTCTACTTTAACTCAATGGGAAGAACAAGGAGTTTTACTTCTAAATTCTAGTTTGAGTTGTGAAGCTTTTAAATCTGGAAGTCACAGTAAATTATGGGAAGATTTTATGGCAGGATTAATTAAAGTTTTAAATGACTTTAAAATAACTAGAAAGGAGATGACTAGTTTAGTATTTGTATTCTTAGGAGCACAAGCTCAACTATATTCTAACTTGGTTAATGAAAAGTTACATTATAAATTATCTAGGTACCATCCAGCAGCAGAAAGTCATGGAAGTAATAAATTCACAGGATTCTATCAAGAAGTTAATGCTTATTTGTTGGAATCTGGACAAGAACAAATTAATTGGATATGACCAATTGTGATCCTCGTATGGCTAGAACACCTTATGTTAAAGAATATCCACTAATACCAAGTCCCATGTTTGAACCAGATGATATAGACCCAGCAACCCTTGAAATATTTAAAACTGTATTGGAAAGTAGAAGTGGTAAACGTTGGTTTCATGAATATATTGTGAGGCAACTATCTCAAACTCACTTTATAATGCTTTCTGAAGAGAATGGGGTTCGTGGATATATTAAATCCTATGGATATTTACCTAATTACGAAATAACAATTAAACCAGAAGACTCATGGCTCAAGAAGTGGATCAAGCGTCAGTTGATGTAATTAAAACTATTTTGGAAAGTGAAAATGGACAGGTATTCTTTAGAGAATACCTTAGTAAGTATTTAAGAATAGAACACTTGTTATATGTTGATGGAGATTTTAGAGTTTCACTACATTTCAAAAATGTCATGTTTACTTCTACTTTAATTACAAACACTAATGGCACACCCAAATAAAGTAAAAGGTAATGTTCTAGAACAAACTGTAGCCAAAGATTTAAGATCTAAGTTTCCATTTTGTAAAACTGCAAGACAAACTAGTAGATTGTTGGATGACTGTAAAATTGATTTGACAGGTATACCATTACTTATTCAGTGTAAAGCAGGTTATAATAAATCAAGACCAAAATTTGAAGTTCTTTATTTAGAAATGAAAGCTTTGGTAGAAAAGAATTTTCCTAAAGCACATCCAGTGCACAATTTACCATATGTTTTAATTAATAAACTAAATAGGATTAAAGGAGGTAAACAGAGTCAGCCAGAAATGAATCAGGTTACCATTGAATACTCTTTCTTTCTAGAGTTAATTAAAAACTATGAAACCAATAATCCAGAAATTTAATCCATGATTAAATACGACAATAAGGAACAGTTTATTGTAGAGAAAGGGTATCTAAATAGAACTAGATATTATCTTTATCCTGCAATAGTACTGATGAAATCTTATAGACCAGCATTAACAAATTTAAAAGATAATTTTTTATGTTGTTCCTATAAGAATGAGAAAATTGTTTTGTATTATGATAGGAAAAATACTATTGCAATACATGAGTTAATTAAAACTTTAAAACAAAACAATGAATATATTGATGATTACATGCATAATGAAAATGTATATGCTGTAGAAGTAAGACCTGAGTTAAATTATGCAGCGTTTGAAGAAGGTCGGTATTCAGATATTTATTTAGAAGATCAAATTAACTTAGCATTTAGTACTTCAGGTAAAACTAAAAAGGTTTTAACTAGAGATCCTGAATATAAACAAGTTTACGTAGATTTACTAAATGAATGGTTTAATACTCGACATTCAATTGAAACGTTGGAGTCTAGACCAAATGGAATTAGTGTTCCAATTAGTCAATATGACATTCCCCCGTGTATGAACCAAGAAATATTGAATTATGAAAAAACGAACATACTTGGAAGAGGATATATCGAAAAAAAACCTAGGAGAGATAATTAATAATATGGATCCTCTAGAACTTGAAAGAGAAAGATTTCAAGGTACTGAATTTGAAAAAACATTTAATGAACATCGACCTGGTAAATTAATTCCAGAAGATGGAACTGCTAAAAGAACAAGAAAATGATAGTTAAAATAGTAAATAAGTCGTCTAACCCATTACCTGAGTTTAAAACTCAAGGTAGTGCAGGTATGGATATTTGTGCAAATCTAGTATTTGATCCAAGTACAGATGAACCTACAACCTACACAGAGATTCCTCCAGGAGCTACATATAAAATTCCAACAGGTATTTACATGGAAATTCCTGTAGGTTATGAATGTCAAGTAAGAACTAGATCTGGTATGGCAAGTAAAGGAATTTGTGTAGCTAACTCTCCTGGAACAATTGACTCTGATTATAGGGGAGAAATTTGTGTTTTATTGAAAAATAACAACGACCAATATTATTATCCGATTAATCATGGAGATAGAATTGCACAATTAGTATTTAATAAAATAGAACAACCTGAACTTTATGTGGTAGAAGAATTATCTTCTACTGAACGAGGTGAAGGTGGTTTTGGCAGTACGGGGATGACTTAATGAATATAAAAATAGGAACCCAAATTGGCAATTGGAGAATTATTTCAGATAGATTTAAGGAAAATGGCGTATATAAAAATACTTGCGAGTATATTTGTGGTACAGTAAGAAATGTACTCACTTGACAACTAAATAACAATAAATCAAAAAGTTGTGGTTGTACTAATACTGTAGGTCGTTTTAAAGCAGAATGTGTAGGAGAATTATCTAAATCTTATTATACATCTTTTAAATATAGTCGGAAATCAAAAGGTAAATTGTTTAGTGATGATGTAACAATGACTTTTCTTTGGAGTTTATTTCTGAAACAAAACAAGAAATGTGCTTTAAGTGGACTTGACATTATATTAAATCCTCAATGGTCAAATCAGAATAACGGTAGGAAAACAAAAGTTGTTCAAACTGCGTCTATTGATCGAAAAGATAGTAAGAAGAATTACACAACTGATAATATTCAATGGGTTCATAAAGACATAAATAAAATGAAAGGTATGTTATCTGATAAAGAGTTTATCAATTTTTGTAAAACAGTTTCAAACTTTAGCTCAACTGGAAAATAATGAAAGCATTAATTAATTTAATCAGTTTTATAGAAGGATGGAAGAAGAAGTTAAAGAAGTAAAAGAAGACACAATTCAATGTCCTAATTGTGATAAAATTATTTACAAGAATGAATTATGTTCTTGTCAAAAGAAAGAAGTTCCTAAATGGATGCATGATATTAAAAAAGAAATTCCAAATGAAGAAAGAGAGCACTAAACAAACTGAAGTTAAAACCGAACCTACAAAACAAATTATACAGTCAGATTTGGTTCGTGTAATAATGCAAAACAATGTTGAGATTGTAAAAAAGAATCGACATATTGGTTAAATCTATGGAAATTTCTTATATTGAAAAAGATGGAGTTAAACTGTTTTCATTCCATAGATATGATTATCAAAAATTTGAATCTGGTGAGTTTATTGATGGTGGATTTGATTATACTCGATTTAGTGGAGAATTAAAAACAGATACTATCTGGAACCTGATTGGAGATATTAGAGAACAGTTTAAGTGGGGTCAAAACTATGATATAGCTAATAATAGGTTACCTGAAACAAAATATCAATTATTAAAAGATCTTGATTCAGATCATATTTTAGGAATCTTAATTTATTTTACACAAAAACTACTTCCACCAGAAGTAATTCAAACTCAATGGAAAGCTTATCACTTAATATTTCTTTACGAACTAAAATATAGAAATGAAAAAACACGAAAAACCTAGAATGTTCAAAACAATAGTTGAACAATTTCCATTAGCTATTAAATCTGTAGCTAAAAGATCTGAATTGGGTCATGAAAAATATTCAGATATTGACCAAGATTGGCAGGGTTTTACCAAGTTTCCAATTGAACAATATGAAGATGCTTTAGTTCGCCATTTAATGCAAGATGGTGAAGAAAATGAAACTGAATTAGATCACTTAGCAGCTTTAGCTTGGAATACTTTAGCTATTTTAGAACTAAAATTAAGAAATGAGAAAGAAATTAATTCAACTTTGGAAAAGGTTTAGAGCTTACCCTAGATGTAAACATTGTGGGGCACAAATTATTCCTGGATCACAACATACTTGTAGCTAATTCTTAAAGTTATAAAATGAGTACAATAGAACAACATGATGTGCAATTTATTGCAGGATTAATAGAAAACTTAAAAGGTAGAACCCCAATTGAACAATGTGAAATTGTATTGGCGAACCTAATTACTTTTCATACACACAGTATGTCTTCTACACAAGAAGACAAAGAAATTGTTTTAAAAGGTTTGATGAGAATGTTCACGGATTTAAAAGATAGACCAGACGTAATGATGTCTGAAATAGAACTGTTACAGAATGCTACCAAAGCTGTATAAATACACAACTAGGGGACAAGTTCAATCTTGGGAGATTATTGTTCCTTCAGGTGAAAATTATTTCTATACAATAGAAGGGATTCAAGGTGGTAAGTTAACCACCTCTAGTCCTACCTATTGCACTGGTAAGAATGTAGGTAGATCTAATGAAACTACTGATGAGCAACAAGCTCAATTGGAAGCTCAAGCTAAATGGCAAAAGAAGTTGGATTCAGGTTATAATGAAGTATTAACTGCAGAAAAGAAATTCTTTGAACCAATGTTAGCATTTGAATTTTCTAAATATGAGAAACTTCTATTTACAGTTCCTACGTTTATTCAACCTAAATTGGATGGAGTTAGGTGTTACCTTAATGATAAAAAGTTGATGACAAGAGCTGGTAAACCCATTGTTAGTTGCCCTCATCTAGAAATTAATTTGTTTGGCTTAGATGGAGAATTATACAATCATGAATTAAGATCAGATTTTAATAAGATCATAAGTTTGGTAAGAAAAACTAAACCTGAGTTAGCAGATCTTGCTGAATCTGAAAAGTTAATTCAATACTGGATGTATGATTATCCTTATGTATCGGATAAAGTTTTTTCAAAAAGGTATGAGATGTTAAAAAATGATTTTGCTAGTTGGTGCTACCCAGGATCTTTTTTTCAACTTGTTCCTACATATGAAATTAAATCTATGGAAGAACTTAAACAATACCATGAACAGTTTATTGTGCAAGGTTATGAAGGATCTATTATTAGAATGGATTTAGGTGGCTATGAGAATAAACGTAGTAAACAACTTCTTAAATATAAAGATTGGCAAGATGCCGAGTTTAAAATTGTTGATATATTGGAAGGTAAGGGGAATAGAGCAGGTTGTGCAAATATGCTTAGTATTCAATTAGATGAAGGTTCATGTTTTCCAACTATGACTGGTACTGAAGAATACATGAGAGCTGTTTGGAGAGATCGAGATAAAATCATAGGAAAGCAAGCAACAATTAAATTCTTTGGAAAAACTGAAGATAATAGTTTAAGATTTCCTACAGTTAAAACAATTATAGATTATATACCTTAATGGGAACACTTGGAGAAATGGAATTACAATATGGCTCAGGAGATGATACTCAAACAATTAGATGTCCATATTGTGAACAATTAATTACTGGGAGTGCATTACATTTAATGGCTCATGGAATTGCTTGTAGACGGCAATGGGAAATCAGACAAGATCAAATTAAACAAAATAGTAATGACAAAGACAGAACAAGCAACTGAAGCATTTGACCAATGGTCAACATTTAATTCAACGATTACCTCGTTGGATTTTAAAAATTATTTAATCACAAATTATACTAATGAGTACTGGTCTCAACAATGGGTTTCAGGATTTCTTCAAAGTTTAGATTTAGAATATGAAGTATCTGATGATCGTAGATATAGAATTTATACAATTCCTCAACCACTAACGGTTTCTATTTTGGGTCTATATTGTGACTCTTTAATAAATGCTGGTAAACCTGTTACAAAAGTAGCTCTTAAAAGTATTGTAAGAAAAAATGATTTTCCATTGGATAATTTTAAAGAATTGTTTAACCAACTTGGTTTACAATTTAGTGGTAAGTACACCTCAGATAATCATAAGATTTGGATTCGTGTACCAGCAGGTAAGCACTTGAGTAAAAATAAAGGAACTTTGGTTAATATTAAAGATATGGCTAAACCTTATCTTAGAAATACTATTGCTAAGTATATTGCAGAGAATGGTACACCAGATATGCATTACATCTTAGGTCAACCAAATTCTGAGTTTTACAAGTTGCTACAAGCATTCTTTACTTATGAAATTAGGAATAGTATCTAAATGAGAGATCCTGTTGAACTCATTATTTACTTTGGATGAAATGACAATAGCAGTAGATTTTGATGGAACTTGTGTTACACATTCATTTCCAGAATTAGGTGTAAGTATTGGTGCTCAACATGTACTAAGACAATTAGTAGATAAGGGGCACCAATTAATTTTATGGACAATGAGATGTGATGGACAAGAACAATCTACATCTGCAAGTGAATATGAAATTCATGCAGGAGACTATTTAGCTCAAGCTATTAAATGGTTTGAAGATAATGATATTCCATTATATGGAATACAAAGAAATCCTAGCCAAGATAATTGGACATCAAGTCCAAAATGTTATGCTCAACTTTATATAGATGATGCTGCTTTAGGATGTCCACTTAAATTTGTTCCAACTGTATCTGACAGACCATTTGCAGATTGGGCAGAAATTGAAAAACTGTTAATTCAAAAAGGAATTTTATAATGAAAGAATTGTTAAAACAAATTGAACAAGCTCAATCTTACACAGCAGTTAAAAAAATTATTTCTAAATCTTTTCCAACAACAAGGAAGAGGAAAGGTAGTGCTAGAATTGTTATTCCAATAAATGACCAATATGTTCTAAAAGTTGCTTATAATGAAAAAGGTATTTCTCAAAACTTAAATGAATATCGAGTTTATAGAGATATGCCGGTTTATTATAAACGTTTTTTAGCACAAGTTAAAAAAGCAGATGCAATTAATGGAACTTGGTTAATTCAAAAAAGAGTTTCAGGAATTAAAAAACGAAATGATAATTATGAAGTACTAGAAGCTTCTCCTGAACTTGAAAGGTATTTAGTAGATTGTTTTGAAGTTATTAGAGGAGATTGTGACCAATTTGGATTAATAGGTAAGAGGAAAGTTTTGTTTGATTATGGATTAACAAGTTCCGAGTATGATAGATTATATTAAAATAAAAGGGATGCTAGCCATTACAGCTAGACATCCCTTTAAAAAATTTAACCTTTTATTGTACGTTCTCATATTTCCAAATAAATCCTCCTGCATGGTTTCTTTGACTTTTTGCACACTTAATAATATTAATGTGTTGAATACCCAACTCTCTACTTGCATCAGCAATGGATCGAAATTCTTTTATAAAACCTGATGCTTTATCAAATTGATAAATAGGAATTCTTTTAGAACTAGCTCTTTTTTCTATCCATTCAGGATTTTGTTTTCTACCTTTGAAAATAAGACCTCTCTTCAACAGTGTTTCTTCTGAAGCTTTCTTACCAGTATTAATGATCCTCAGCTTTTCTTTAGTTTCTTCTGATAAAGTCTTACCTTTATGAGCAGCACTAATTTTAGCTTTATGTTCGTCTGAGAATTTCATACCTTCATTAGAATCAACTTTATCTCGAATGTTATATTCAGCTTGATAAAAATCTTTTAAATATTGTTCCATCTCACGAAGTTCTTTAATAATCCTGGGACAATCTACAAGTTTTTCAAATATAAAATTTTCTAACCCGTATTTATTATATGCATTCTGAAGATGATTGTTGCAATGAATATTTTTAAGTAACTCATTTTTATGTTTTAACAATCTCTTTTCTACAGTTACACTGGAACCAATATAGATCTTATTGTTGACTAAGTTTTTAATTCTATAAACTCCTGAAGTATCCATTTATTGCGTATTTAAATATTGAGTATCAGCATTAAAAAAATCTATAAAACGAGCAAAACCTCCAAGTCCAGGCACCCACTTAATTGATTGTGACCCAATTGGAGTTTTGTCCTTACCGTCAGTCCCACCAATTAATCTTTCCTCCCCAAAAGCTAAATCAAAAAGTTCATCAAAAGTATTGACAATAGTCTTCTGAGCATCAATTATAAGCCCTATTGATGGAATAGGTGATTTTACCATAGATGCAAAGGAAGCTGGATCAAATACAAAACTAAGTTCTTGTTGAGTTTTTAAAAGAGCACTTACTATTTTTCTAGTTAACAAATATTTACGGTAGTCAGGAATATTATCATCATCCCAATCACCCATCATAAGTAAAGCTAGTATTGTAAACATTATTAGTACTCTAAGTTCCTGAACAACAGACTTTAACTGCTTTTGCTGCACCTCATTGAAATCCTCAAAAGATACTTCACCCTTAAAATGTGGATTGGCTTCCAACCACTTTTCAAAAAACAACTGCTTATTGTGAACATCATTCAATTTAGTCTTACCAAATATACCAAAAGTCAACACATGAGCAGTTAACTTGCTAAGTTTAGGTAATAGTATCTTTTTAACGTATTCTTGAAATACCATATCTTCAGGTATAATTAATTCCTTACCTAAAGCAACATATTTTCCAAGATAAATGCTTTGAATTCTATCATCAAATTTAACCTTACCAAATCTTTCAAACATAATACCTGGCATCCAAGATTTGAAATGCATTACTAATTGCATTACAATATTATTCTGCCAATGCGCTTTATCTTCTTCTGGAATAGTACCTTTAATCCTAGATTGTCCAGCTTGTACAGCTCTTCTAAACTTCTTAAAAGCTATTTCAGTTTGTTCAGGAGTCAAATCTAATTTAGCACCATCCTCTTTAGAATAAGAAAATAAATTCCAAATTAATCTTTTCTCATTTAATTGTCTATCAGCTTCATTTTTAACTCTTCGGAAATTACCTAAACTATCTAAGTAATAATTTTTAGCCATAGCTGCAGTAATCATTTCCTCAATGTATTCATCACCAATAGAAAATGTGTTCATCAACATTCTAGCATTAACATATTTGTTTACCCAACCTCTCATGGTAGGATCTCCATATTGTCTTTCACCATATTTTTTTTCTCCTCCAATAGCAGGATTATTTAAGCGATGTGACATTGGATCAAAGTATGCGTTGATAGCTAAAAACTTATCTCTTTCAGACCATGAAGCTTTCATAGCTTCTGTGTAATTATCTTTGTTAAAAATAATACCTTTGTTAGCTTCAATCATAGAGTTGATCTTAGCAGTAGCTAGAGAACCTAAACCTGCAATAACGTTAAAACCTAAGACTTTTAAAGTAAAATATTCTTTGGCTTTTAATAACATTTTTTCAGCCTTACCTGACTTATCACCAATAATAGATTTAACATTAATTCTATACAAGTACATATCAACAAAAGATTGAAATATCTCTGGTAATTCTGTAGCTTGTAACTTCTCTGTCAAATTATTACCCATTTTATCAATCAGGTTTCTACCTCTAGATTGAGTTAGTTGTTCAGCTTCAGTACTTAAGAATTCTTGTAGTGCTAAGATATTAGCTTCCTGTTCTGTAGAAGCTTCATAATTATAAGCCATTTTAGCAAAGATTGCTAAAGATCTACCAAACTGGTATGACTTTTCACCAATCATTAAACTTTTATCTTCAGCTCTAAACGGATTTAAGAAAAAGATTGGAATTTGAGAATTAGAGTTGTATGTAGAATCTGCTGATCTATCTTCTTCCCTAATTGAAAAATCCTTCAAGTAATCTTGGACTCCAGTTAGTAGACCTCCAGCACCATGTTCAGCTACTCTTTCTGTCATTGACTTTCTAATATTAGGTAAGAAGTTATTAGGTAATTGATTATAATCAACACCTAACATACCTCTAAACTCTTTATTATAAGTTTCAAACATTTCATAGTACGCTTTCAGTTCAGGAACAGACATGATAAATTTATAATTTTCATTATAAGCTTTTGGATTGTCTTTTAGATGTAACCTGTTAAATCTTTTAGCTTGTTCCCAAGCTTCAGGATGTACAGCTTCACCATCCACTACAGACAAATCATTTTGACTAACCCAACTATTAATAAGCTTATTCAATTCTTCTCCTGTAACTCCTTCATCTTTTAACTGATTAGCTTTTTTGAATAAAGCTTGAGTATACCATTCTTCATATGTTTCTGAAGGTTCATAAAAGGTATGTAGTTCTTCAGGTTTTGCTGAATTAATTTTATCAAAGTATTCAGAACTATACTTGCCCCAAAAGTTATCATTTTTTGGATTAATCATAATTGTGATTAAATCCTCAAATGATCTACCAGTATTGTTTAACCAAGTATAAACTTTATCCTCCGTTTCTTTAATATTTTCAACTACAGCTTCTGTCTTTTGTCTTACTTTGTAATTAATGTCATCTAAGATAGATCTTAAAGTTTTAAAGATTGGATTATCATATTGACTTAACTGATAAAACCATTTTCCCATATAACCTTCTTGAGCAAATGGAACGTAATTTCCAAAATCATCTGTTATTTTATAACCCGTGTGAATCTCAATTAGTTTGGTAATCTTGTCTTCAAATAAAACTACTTTTAGTTCTTCAATTCTATCTTTTAATTCTCGTGTAATTAATCCAATTTTTTGTTCTATTTCATCCAGATCTTTCTCTTTGGTAGTTCCTTTTAAACTCTTACGATATTCATAGGTAGATTCTGCAATACTGGCTAACAGCTGCATTTCATGAATTAAATCTTGTAATTCAGAAACACTTAATTCTCCCATTTCCCCTTTTTTAACCTTCTCTGACAAACTCTTACCGTAATTTAGGATGGTATCCATGTTATGGTTAATGAGAATATCTTTTCTTCCGTTATTCAATTCTTTAATTCTTTTGGAAAGTTCCTCTCTTTGACTAGGATTAGACTTAATTTTTTGTTCCAACTTTTGAATACGCTCATCAATTGCTCGAATAAATTCATCTAAAGATTTAAATCTGGTTGAGTTACTAAAAGGTAAGATTTTCTCTAACAATGGATCTTGCCCAGGAAAAGCTAAGTTCTCAATTTTGTTTCCATACTTACCTAACTTCTTATCCAATTTAACATTAATCTTAATTGGAATAATAGTTATATTAGCAATAGATTTTACTCCATAAGATTCTCTTAAGATCCTACCATATTCACCAGTTTGTAGTTTATACTTTTCAACAGCTTGAGGATAAATTACTTTGTCAATATTGATAATATTTCCAAAAGCATCTTGATTGCTTGATGTAACAATTTTGGTTTTATAATCTATGATAGCTGCAGTATTATCTGAAAATATAGCTAAGAAGTCTATGGTTCCACCAATTCCGTTTTTTGGATCAATAACTATTTGTTTTAATCTGATAGTTACTTTACCTTCTTTTCCAGTTAGTTTGTTAATGGTTCTTTGTTGACGGTAAATAATTAACAAATTCTCTTTAACTCCTTCCAAAACTCTAACTTTAGATTTATTATCTAAAGTTTTTCCATACATTTGATTTATTTTTTTTAAACCTTCTTCGTCAATGGTATTTATGTTCTTGACATAAGTTAGTGCATAGTCATTAGATTTATCACCAATTGCATTCACAATATCTTGAGTAATCATTTCTGATACATCGTGAACATATTGTCCAAGATCAGCCTGCTGATCCAACAGTGGATTAGCTTTACCTCTAAAAGGTTTTAATCTTCCAGCTTTCTCTGTAACACTCTCCTTAATCTTAGCTGTTCCACCAATAGCTTGATATGATTTATCAAGTTTAGTTACATTCCCAGACGTATTATCCAGGAATGTAACGGTTACTTCAGCTGCTTGATTAGGCTTTGTTTCATTAATAATTCTACCAAACTCAATTGCTGAGTTGAAATCATCTGGTGTTGTACAATTCATATTTTACAAGTTAAATTGATTTTACCTTCCTCTACGAGTTTGGCTGTCATTTGTTTTTGTGTATCATTCATCCAAGAATATCTTGGGAAATAATTATCCCAATTGTCTAAGATTTCACTTTTTACTGAAGATATTTCAATTGGTTTATCTTTAGACATTTCCTTGACGTTATTGTTTAATACTTGTTCTGAAAGTCTTACAACTTCAGCTAATACTGAATCTGATTTTAGTTCTACATTCAACAAATTATTAATAAAGTCAGATACTAAAGTCATTAAATATGACCAGATAGTTTCTTCTTTGTATTGAATCTCATTTAACTCTTGCATAAAATCAGGATTACTTAAAGCTTCAGCTAAAAACTCTTTAGGACTTGTAAATCCATAACTATCAGATTTAGCTCTATCATCAGAATAACTCCATAGTTCATCTATCTTCTGTTTAAATTCACCGTTCTTTTCGTATTCTTTTTGAAGAGTTAAGTGAACCAATTCATGAACAACAGTCTTAGTCTTAGCTCTATCTTTTATGAAATTTGTATTCATAGTATTAAATGATGCTCCTCTAACAGAACGTTTTAAACCTAAGTTACTAACATCTAGCAGATAGTCTATTGGAAGATCTTGACGAATACCTTCAGCTACAGCAGCTTTATTGAGATTATCAGTAAACATTGTTTGAGCCTTAGGATTCATATTTAACAACATTGGGACTAAGTACCTATAATATTCTGATTCACCAATAAATGGTAGAATTTCATCTCCTATATATAATTGATTTAAGTTAATAAATCCTTCATACATTTTAAGAGATGGAGAATAGTTAGATTGAGATTTATCCAATTCAAAGATTGATTGAAAATCACTCCAGTCTTCCACAGCTTGTTTATTCCATACACCTAATAGTTGATTATCAACAGTGATTTCTGAATATATGAACCCTTTAGCTTCTAAATTCTGAGCTAATCTTTTCTCTCCAGAATTATAAGAACTACTATCTATATAAGCTTTATTATCAACAATGATTGTTGCTCCAGATTCCAATGCTTTAATAGCCTCTTTAATAGTTCTATCTTGTTGAACTTTTCTAGTAGTTTCAGAACCTCTATTTCCTGGTACTGATACAAATATAATATCCTTAGAATTATAATCTCCAGTATTAGCAAGTGTTCCAGTTTGCTTTCTATATTCTTCTGTCGAACTTCCAGGAATACCTTCTGCGAAACCAATAAATTTATTAGAAATACTTGCTTTGACAACCGCTTTTTTATCAGCAGCTTGTATAGGAGATACCTTTAATATATCTTGCTTAACAAAGTTTTTAACAACAGAATCAATAGTTTTTTCAACTTTAGGTTGAGTAACTGGATCTGTTGATCCTTCGTTCCTTTCAGAGATCATAACTAACTTATCAGTAGGTCTAGATACAGCAACATATAAACTCTTATTCTTTGTAATAGCATCTCCAGCATTTGTTCTACCTAAGATATTATCTTCAAAGACATATGTGTTAGTGTATGTAGAACCTTGAGCTTTATGACTTGTAATAGCATAACCATACTGCAAATTAGCAAATTGATTTTTAAGTACAAATGCTAATTGTTTATCTGATTGCCATAGTTGGGCCATATCTTCGTTATACTTTTCCTTGCTAGAATTAGCTATAACAGGAATTCCACCAGGAACCTCTTTACCTTCACTGTCTAATAGATTAAGATAAATTACATCATAAGTAGTAGTAAATTCTCTTCGGCCCATTTTTTGACTAACTGCAAAAACTTTAATCTTTTCAGATTTTCTTGTTTCTATTGCAGTTACAATAAAGTCATCCGAGTTATGTACTGGTACTTCATCTTCACTTGCCCCAATATCTCTAGAATAACTATCATATGCAGTTAATAGTTCCCCTTCATTAAATTGATTTTTAACTTGATCTCCCCAAAGCTTAATCCTAATTTTATCGTTAAGATTTTTAACACTTTGTGGAGCATTATGTTTCTCATTATTGAAAGTTACTGCTTTAACGGTATCCGGGTTTATTCCTCCAGAGCCTAAGAAATCTGACACCAAGGACTCTAAAGCTTCATCTTCATTAGAAGTAAATATAATTTGACTTCGACTAATGTTGTCAAATTTATTCTTTCTTTCTGAATCTGGAATAGCAACTAATTTAACCTCTTTAGATTCAATGTTGTCAGCCACAATAGATCCTACATTAATAATAGGACTTGTTTTAGCTTGTCTCATTTTTTCAACCAACGTGTATTGGTTTTTAATTCCAAATACAGGACTATCCACATCTTCACCAACTGGTGGCAATTGAGCATTGTCTCCCATAAATATAACCTTAGCACCTCTAGCTTTTAAAGACATTATCTCAGCATAAATTTTTGGAGAAATCATAGAAGCTTCATCTACAATAATAATATCCGCATACTTAATTGGAACCCTACCTTTTTCTCTAGCAAATTGGTCTGGAACAAAATCACCTGTTGATTCATCTAACTTAATAGCTAGAGCTGAGGCTACAGTTTTCACTTTATCTTTACCAATTGATCTACCTAAAATCTTTTTGGCTTTGTGAGCTACTGTAATACCCAGAATAGATTTACCCTTTTGAGTTTCTAGAATCTTTTTAATAATAGTTGTCTTACCAGTACCACCTCTACCTATTAAAGTAAACTCTTGCTCATTAGAGCTTAGGAAAGTAACTAATTTATCTAAAGCTTCTGTTTGACCTTGGTTAGCAAATACTCCAGGAAATAGTTCATATTTACTTAGAACTTCAGCTTGTGGAGAATTTGTAGTAACTTCAGTTTCCTCATTAAACACAGTCTGCTCAAAAGTCTTATTTAAAGCTTCCTTTTCTACATTAGGATTCTTAGAATTGGTAATCTTTCCAGATAGGAAATATTGCTTCATATAAGCATTACCTAATGTAGGTTGAGTAATATTTGTATTTGGTAAACCTTTACCATCATTTGGGTGTAAAGTAAACATCTGAGTCTTTCTATCCCAAGATCTAGCTAAAGGATATGGGTAAAGTGGATGATAGAAATTCTTTCTTAAGAATTGTGGATTATTAGCAGCAAATAAAGTTTGAAAATCTTTGAAGATTAATTCAGCTTCTTTTTGATTTCTAACTTTAGATTCCATTGTTTTAACTGCATTCTTAAGAATATCTGCATACAAGTATTGATACTCATTATACTCAGTTCTATTTTGATCTAAACCAACTGGTATCACAGATCTATAGTTAAACGGACTAATGTTTAATCCAGTTTGGAACATCAACAGTTTTACAATATCTGTGTAAAGATCTAAATCAGTTTCAGCAATTTCTTCCAAAGATAATCTCAAGTCATTGTTGTCCAAAGAATTTAATTCCTTTTCAAATAAACGTAAGTTATCAACTCTTTTATTATCTAGCTGATCTATAGAGTTACTTAACATTGGAAAGAATGCTTTAAGTACTAAATTGGAAGGTAAAACTAATTTTAAATCTTTAACCCTGAGAGCTACAGATTTAGTAGTTTCATCTCCTTTCATTAACCTATTAAACTCATCCTTAGTTAAGATGTAATTGTGAACTAAGAATAATATAAAGTCATTCTCAATAGTTTGCCTTACTCTATCTTTAGAAGCAGATGGAGCAATTGCAGCAGCTTTGTTTTTAAAATCTGTAAGAACTCCAGCAAATGGAGAGCTTAACAGAGAATAAAACCTATCGTAGATTCTATAAGACTTTCTACCAAATTGATAGAATGGAGAAATAACTCCAGTATTATTTAATCTAGATACATCCCAACTTGCAATAATTCCAGACAATCGTGTTCTTCCATAAATAACATCTGATTCATCCAACATTTGTTTATCCTTCAACCCTTTAGTATCTGAGTTCTGAGTTTGTTGAAAATCAGAAAATGCTCTAGCTTGAGGTTGAAGTTCATCTACAAAGTAAGATAAATAAAGAAGCTGTTGTTGCTTATTAGGTGATTTAGCTTTAGCCTCACTCATCATATTTCTGTCAGACATACTCCAGAGTTTATCAGTAAGAACCACATTGATGTTGGATTCATCATAAATAAGGTTTCCCGATTCATCTCGAAATACTTGAAGACCTTCTGTTTCTACAGAAGTAGATCCTATTACTAAATATGGATCAACTAACTCTGTTTCAGAATATCCATTCTCACTCAAAAGTTTAGCTATTAAATCCTTCTTACTTAATTCTGCTTTACGGTTTCCTTTAGCATTACTTACTGAATCAGCATTCTTGTTGAATAGAGATTCATTCTGCCTTTGAGCAATTAAGTACTGTTTAATTAAAGGTTGTTGTAAAAGGAGAACTACAGATTTAGGATTAACCTTTCTTCTAATCAAATACAGCATAACTCCCAAAGTCTGCATATTAATGTTCATAAGAACTGCAGTTGGATTCTTTACATTATCCACTTGAGTAGTTAAGAGCTGAGATAAGATTTCAGATATAACAGTTCCTTTATTGTCAGTATAATTATCTAGAGTATAAGTTTCTTCTAATCCTTCAAATAAAAGTTTAGTTGGCCTAGCTACATTATCTTGATTTACATAGTTCTGAGATATTGACAATGTGTCAGCTTGGTTGGTTGCTGAGTTAGTAATACCTAAAGCTACTGGACCTACACCATATTTACCTTTAACAAAGATTACTGCATTCTTTACATTAGTTGTTGGTAACATAGCACCAAAGAATGACTTTGCAGGTTCTTCAATTAAACCTTCTGATACCAATTCATTGTAAATATCTTTTACAAAGATTTCATCAGTTAAAGGCATTAGTAAGTGATGAGCATTTCTAGGATGTAAAAGTAAGTTCTTTTCTTGTTCCAATAAAACTCTGTCTAAAGTAGAATTGTAAAAAGCTTTAAATTCTTCATACGTTAAAGGATTTTCATCTTCACTGGTTTCCAGATAATTCTCATATTTATCCTGAACTTCTTCTTCAGTTATTTTACTGAAAATCTTAGATTCTGTATCTGAAGCCCAATATAATTTGATGGAATCAATGTCAAAATCTCCACCAGTTTTTGTAACCATCTCTGACGGAATTATAATATAATTCTGCATCGTTGGTAAAGTAAATCTTTTTACTTGAAAGAAGTCATTAGAACTCAACTGCTGGTTAGGAATGCGTAGACCTTTGAATTGAAATAATTCAGGTCTATTTGGAATATCTGAATTTAGTTTTTCCAAAGCCTTAACCAAGTTATTTGTTTTAGCCCATCTTAATAATGGTTTAATCCAATAATCAGGGAGTGGCATTATAACTTCTGCAGCTTCCATCTCAGTTACATTTCCATCCTCATCAAAAATAGGATTGTAAAACTTCAAAGTATCTTGATTAGTTCTTTGAGTTCCATCTTCATTAAATGTTCTAGATCCTAATTTCTCATAACCAGTAACAGCAGCTTGTGGATAACTTGATCCAGGTCTATCAAAACTGATAATACCATTTGTAATAAGAGCATAAAGAACATTTTCAATCTTATTCTTCATAGGTACAGCTTCTATACCTAAACTAGGATCATTAAAGAAATTCTCTACTGCATTACGAGTATTCTCTGGTGCAGATTGCATTTGACTGGATTCTAGAACAGCTTTCTTAAGTTTATCTAAACTTTCAAATTCATTACTATCATAATTAAATCCAATCTTATTTAGTAAGTTAGTATGATTACCTTGGACCATTAAACTAACTACTTCTTTGTAATCATCTATCAATTGCTTGGCACCTACAAATCTTTCTGTAGAATTGACAACCAAGTTAGAAAGTAAAATCTTTAAACTCTGAGTAGAGCCTTTAATTTCATCTTTAACTTTGTTACCAATTTGCACCTGGTTCTTCTGATTATCCCAAGCAGATAGGTAAGATAATATATCTAAGTTTTCTGTTAGAGCTTCATGATTGAAGAATCCTTCTTTATTATAGAAGTCTAATCCTCGTTCCTGAATATCAGGAAGAAACTTACGAGTATTCCGAATATCATCATTGTTTGAAGTTATATTTTTGGCTGCCAATTTAGCATCAACCCCACCAACTTTATTAGCTGAACCCATATGATATATATCTATACCATTACTGAGCAAACTAAAGTTCATCAGTTGTAAGTTAGTACCTAAAATAGCAGAGGGTAAAAGTAAATGTTGAGAAGTTTTAAAGATAGTATTAAACCAATATTCTAATTCTGACTTAGCTTCGTCAAAATATTCCTCTGGTGTTGAGTAACCTGCAAATTGTGTTTTAAGTGTGTGAACAGCTTCTAAAGAAATTAGCTTACCATTTACAACTCTTTTTTTCCAACCATCTACTTTCTTACCATTTACTTCTTCAGATTTAATCTCAAATGGTTTAAAGGTAACTCCTTTAACCGTAATTTCTATATTGGCAATGTCGTTGATGTTAGTTAACTGAGCAATTTTCATTTCTGTTTGATAAACAGTTTCCATTCCCTCAGTCCACTTGCCCTGCTTTAACATAAAGTTTTTAAATGCTGGTAAAACCATATAGCTGATACCATCATTTTCATTTACATCAGCATACTTTTCTTCATATAATTTAAACTTTGGAAGATATGTTTTCTTAAGTTCATCTAACGAAGTATTTGGAAAGTCTTTAATAAAACCATCCTCAAACATCATGAATAACTTAGACTCATTATTTCCAGTTAGTTTAGATACTAAAGGTTTACCAGTAGAACTTAATGCAGGTTCTAGTAAGTGACTTTTATAATTAGATCTTTCAGCTCCAGTTACAGCCCTAAAGTATTTATCTTTTCCTTCACCAATATTTTTACTTGGGTTAACTATTACAGTTTCTCCAGTAACTGGATTAAGTATTTCAAAATCTTGATCTAACTTTACTCTAACATCCTCATTAGCTACATTATCTGTAACTGTTAAATTACCAGTAGAACTTTGTGGAGCTAAACGTTTGAATAAGTCAGTACCAGACTTAAAAGACCTTACGTCTCCAGAAAAGAATCTTACTTCAAAAATATGACTAGAGACTTCATTGGTAAATGCTGAAGCTAAAAGCAAATCAAGATTGGCATATTGAAACCTTAAGTTATTATTAACACCTTTTAGTTTCTTGATTTCTCCAGTTCTTTTACCATCTTTATAAACGGGTTCTGAGAACTCTCCTAACAATCCATAAGCTTCAACACTTTTTTTGTAATCTTCAAAAGCTTTACTTACAAACTCTGTTATCTTAGATTTGTTAGGAACTTCACCAGTAGCTAATAATGTTTTAAAATCATCTACACCAATAATATCTTTAGAAAATGCTCCAAACTTTTGCTTATCAACATTTTTATTATCAATGTCTTGCTCACCAATATATTGAACTGGAATATTTCGTTCCAACATATTGTTATAAAACTTAGCTTCCAATTCAATCTGTTCGATAATATTTCTTTCTAAGATCTTAAGAGTATCTGCAACATTACCCTGCTTAGTATAAAGAGGTTTATTATTACCAAATGTATAAGCAAAGAAAGTTCCACGATCAGCATGTTTCATGCTAATGTTTACTCCTTGTAAAGCTCCATTTAAGTGTAAAGCCATTAAGTCAGATTCTTCCAATTTAGCAATTTCAGAATCTTCTCCAGATTGAGTATCTACTTGATAAGGAATTACCAACTCCAGTTTTTCACCTTCTAGAATCTTTTCCAACCATTTATTATGAATCAAGTATTCTCCAGATTCTAATTTCGTTATATTAAACTCTGAGACCTGAAATGGTGCAAATTCTTTAAGTAACTCTATCTTTTGACTTGTAGTCATATCTGGAGTAAACTTAGATTGAGCATACTTAACTCCATTTACAACTTGAGTTTGTTGAGTATTTAATCCAAGCGTATATAACTTTTTAGAACCCAACATTACCATCAAGTCAACATGATCTTCATAAGCAGATTGTTTTTCTGCTAAAGTATTGACATAACCTTTGATACCTAATTGCTCAAACAACCTGGAAGGATCTGGTTTATCTCCTTTATATTTATCTACTAAACTTAAAATGAAGTTCAAGTCTGAACGTAGATCTGGAATTTGGAAATTAAGGACTAAACCAAAGTGATCCATAATTTCTTCATCAGAAACAGATCCCTTCTTTCTTTCTAATTCAGCAGCTTCTGCTTTCCATTCATCCCAATTCTCTACTTTACGGATTAAGTTGTTTTTCCATTCTCCAACCAATTTGTCTCTACGAGTTCCTGAGTTAGCATCAAAGAAATAAATATCACCATTCTTATAATTCATCTTCATGAATTTATTTTCAGTCATGGCCATTGTTGAGATAAATTCATTTCCAAAGACTACATCTTTTTCCAAGATTTCAATTAAGTCTTGAATATATGGAACATTTAGAGCTTTTAATTCTTCTCTAAAAACAGACGTGGGTATTCCTGCCATCTTAGTGGCTATTTGAACAAAAGCTTTGGTCCAACCTACAGGTTTTGGGAATCCAAAGTTTGTAGTCTTTTCATTAGGATCTGAAAAACTGGACAATAAGAGTTTAATCTTCTTACCCATTTTAGATTTAGGGTCAATCTCAATGGAAGCTCCATATTCTCTAGCTTGTTTTTCTTCACCTTCTAAAGCTCCTTCAGATAAATCTTCTGAATCATCTTTAATGACTAATCCTATCAACTTTAAGTTCTGAACCATTCCGTTTACAAATATGGAATCTTCAAATTTATTTGACTCAACCCAAGCTTCAACATCTTGAAATACTGCAGAAACTAAATCTTCATTTACTCCAGCATCCATCATGTCAGATAACATATTTGTTATAACATAGTCCTCAACCAATTGTTTCATTTTAACAGTTGGTGAATTTAAGAATACATCTATGTTACCGTTAAGATCCAACATTGCTTTAACAAACTGTTGAGTCATTACTTGAATTAACTCATTCTTTTCTTCAACAGAAAACTCATGACCTTGAATTAAAACTTTATCTGCATCTTTTAAATACTGTTGTACAGATTGAGGAGCAGTCTTATAAGTTTTACTTAAAATCTTATCATAAATCAATTGAACATCAGAAGTCTTAAGACCAACTAATTTTTTCAAGAAATTCCACAATCTTTGGAAAAAGGTTTTAATTGGAAGTTCGGTCTTATAATCTTCATTCATCTTAAAGTCTGAAAATTCATCAGCTAAAATTTCTTCAATCAATTCATTTTCACTTAGCTTTGGATAAACTTCTCTGTAGCCATCAATGGTTAATTGAATATTCTTTCTAGCTTTTACTTCTTTAATTGCTTGAAGTCTTTCTTCATTAGTTAAAAACATTCTCCAGACTCTATGGAATGCTTCATGATAAGCAACTCCAGTTTCGGCTAAATCTGACAGTAATATTTTACCATCAGATTTAAACCTACCAATTGATTTTCCATCAATTAAACCTTTAATGATTATGATTTCATCATCAGTCATTCCTAAAAATTCTTTCAAGAAGTTGATTCCTTCTTGTTGACTTCTTACTGGAAGTTCATCTACTAAAAGTCGAGTAATCCGATCTTTAGAGTATGATTTCCCTTTATATACAAAAGTACAATCTGCCATATTTTATTATTTGCATTTCTGAATGATTTCTCCATTTTGAATCTTCATCTTTAATAGATCTGAAGTTGTAAGAATTTTATCCATATCTTCTTTAAAACTGTCTAAAGAATTTTTTCTATTTCTAATTTTTTCAGCAAGTTTTTCTTTTGCAGAGATTTTAAGCTTTTTAGATAATGTGAGAATGTTAGTAGATCCAATAAGAACTAGTTCATAATCTTCTTCGCTTACTAGTTCATTAGCATCTTTCCAGGCTTTATCGGACTGCTCTTTTGAAGCACCTGTAAGATTTATTTTAAACTCACCTTTACTCTCGACATCTGCTTTCATAATAGCCTTTTCACTATTAACAGAACCTAAGTTTTCTAAGCCTGTAGTATTTGAAACTTCATCTATTTTAACATCTTGAGATAAAGGCTCTTTATTAAACCACATATTTCTTTGAACCCTAGATGGGTAACCTGGAAGATCAAGTGTAGTAGTAGTTAGAACATCACCAAGTAAAACTTCATAATAAGATTGATCTTCATTCCATTCTAGTTCAGGAACCTGTTTCCCATTCTGATCTCTTTTATAAACTAACTGAGGTTTTACAAATGTAGGATTGCTCAATAGATGTTCATTTACATTAAACTTTTTCTGCTGCAAAAATAAAACTAAATCATCAATCTGACTGAAGTCATTATTCTGTACAGCATTCTCAATGAGAGAAACAGATATGTTTTTAGTATTGCCTTCAAAATCTGTCCATACTAATTCAGGCTTACCATCATTCACAGATTGTTGATTAAAGTAAATCTCACCTTTACCACCATTCTTTGATCCAAATGAAATTAATGTTTCAATTAAATTAGCTCTAGTTTGTCTACGTTTAGTAGATTCATTAAAGAATATGGGAACGTCCTTTACAACAGTATTTCCAAACCTGATTCCATTAGGAGGTTTAATTTTAAAAGTTTCAGTAGGTTGGTTTCCAGTTCTTAAACTTAATAGATACAAGATAGTCTTAACTTCATCCTCATTTATATTCCTAGCTTTCATTGGATGAACATTATTTTGGTCATCTACAATAACCACATCACCTTGTGAGATAGTGTAAGTTTCATCTCCAACCTTAATAGTTCCATCAATTGACATTTCAAATTTACCACCAACTAAATCCGCAGAGTTTAACTTTGGATTAGGTCTTAGTTTTAAACCTGGGATATTAAATGGAGATCCCCAATATTTAGAAGACTTATCTTTAGAAGTGTAACCTTTAACAGCATGACCTTTAGTAATACCAGCAACTTGTAGTTGACCAGGATTCTCTTGTAGAGATTGATACCATTCTTGATATTCTTTTTTAGCATGAAAGAATGCTGCTGTCATTATACCTTGTTCCGAGAAATCTGTAACCCCATTTTGTGTGAGTACTTCTTTATCATTTTTAGTTAACTTACCTAACTTAAGTTTTGGTAATCTAACATCAAATAAGAAGTTATCTAAAATAGATTTTTCAGCCAACATGAAATCTCTTGGTTTACCATCTTTAACTGGGTAAAGTGTATTAGGTCTCCAAAGTCCAGTAAAAATATAGTTACCATCTTTAGTTACAGGTTTACCATTTTTATAAAGAACAACATATAGATCATCTACCTTAGAATTCTCATTACTATCTCTATCAATTTGGTTAAACAAATCCATATTGGATCTATCGTCCTTTCTTACAACTTGAACAGTATAATCTTGAGGGTTCTTAATTTGATCTAGAGTTTCAAACCATAACTTTTGACTAGGTTTATCTGTCATCTTTTCTACAAATACTCCAGGTTTAATTTCTGTCAAATCTTGTTGTAAATTCCTACCAGTAGATGGATATAAATTAACACCTTTCTTTTCAGATACTTGAGATATTGATTCATCAGCATCTATTGAATCATCTTCAACTGAAGTAGAAACAGCTTCTTGTTTAGCTAATCTTTCTGCAATTTTAGCTTTCTCTTTATTAAATAAATCTTGAAGTTTAGCTTTTTCAGTTTGAGCAATTAACTTTTCATTATCTGAAAGAGGTTCACCATTAATTAACTTTTCAGCAATTCTCTGAAGAACTTCATCAGATGCTTCTGAAGTTTCTTTGAATGAATCAAAGTCCTCTTTAGAAACATCATTGACAGATAATTTGAGATCAGATAGTTTAGTTGTAACTTCTTCACCATTTTCATCAAACACCTTATTCTCACCAGTAGTTTCATCCTTAACTAAGGAATAGTTTTTACCATTAGACCCTTTAAGTGGAATTGAGGTATTATTAGAGTTAGACTCATTAATCAATCTATCAATTTCAGCTTGGTTAGCTGCAGGTAAAAAGTCAACTTCCTGCTTGAGTTCTTGATTTTCTTGTGCAGCTTCTTTCGATAGTTCTTCAAATCTATTCTTACGAGCTTTAAACTTTTCATACATTTCCTTAACTCCAGCTTTGGAAAAGAATTTAGGATACTGTATATTTAATAATTCTTCGTATTTATCAATTTGATCTAACTCGTTTTTAATTTGTTGAGCTAACTGTTTCTTAACTGGATCCTTAATGGTGTTTAAATCTTCAAGATCTATAATGGTAACTCCTGCATCCATCAAATCTTTATTGACTTGAGATCTTCTTTCTTTTAAAGCATCCAGGGTAACTAACGTCTCGAACTTATTATGGAAGTATTCATTTCTGAAATCTGCATAATCAGGATTATTCTCTTTGTAATATCTTTCGGGATAATTAGTTTCTGAAGCTGTGTTATGTGCTTTAAAAACTCTTTCTCCAGATTGTTTAAAACTAGCTGTGTAATCTGATTCCTCTTTAGAAGTTGCAGGTCTACCAAATGAATCTTCAAACCTTTTTCTCCAAGCTGGTAAAACTTGATCTTGAACATGTTGATTAAATATCTCTTGTCCACCTTCTTGACCTAAAAATGACTGAGCATAATTGGCTGCTAAGTATTGACCATATATTTCTTGACCCAACTTATCACCTTCTGCAACAGAAATATCATAAAGAATGTTAGTTCGTAGATTATCTACTTGCTCTAATTGAGCATCAGCTAATTTCTGTTCGTTCAAAACAAATGAGCCATTACCATCAGGTTCCAGAAAGTCTTTATAAGATCTAAATTGCTTAATGTGATTTTCATTAACCAAATTAATTAAACCTTTCTGTGGACTAGTTTGTGGTAAGATACCATATTTGGTCCAGAAGTTATCAGCAGTTCTACCTTTAGATCCAGTTAGTGCAGCTTTAAGTGCGTTGTTTTCTTGAACAGTTCCAATTATAGAAGCACTACCTCCTAAAAGTCCACCAAGAAATATGGATTCGTGTAACTCAGTATTATTAGCAAAGTCATCAAAATAAGATGCCCCAATATTAACCAAGTTACCTAAGAAACCTTTAGATCCTTCTTCTTCAATATTTTGTTGTAAAGTAGTTTGTGAACCTTCCTCATAGAAACCTTCTTTTAAAATATTTTTACCAATGTTTTGTCCAACCTTTTTAAGGACTGAACCTCTTGTAAATTCTTTTGCTACATTCTTAAGTGCTTCAGTATCTATTACTCCATCTTTAATTACTTTGTTTAACACAGATTGAGCAGCTTCTTTAGAACCTGCAGATCCAATTGTTTTCCATATCCACATTTCATCTAAGTAATTAGATACTGCTAAGAGTGCCATATTACCTTTGAATACAGCAGCAGCACCTTCACCAGCTTTCTGACTGGCTTGATCTTCTGATAAACCTTCAGCTATATATTTACTTTTTAAATTATCAAAAGTATTAGCAGCTTCAGCAGAAGATTCGATAGTTGTATTAAGAACCGTTGAAGCATAACCATCTGCATTTCTAGCAAACTTTTGTGTATAAGCAAAACTGTCTCCAACTGATTCCAACAATCCTTTACCGGTTGCCCACTTACCTAATTTAGGAGCTACATTAGCTAGACCTTCACCAACTCTAGCAATACCAGAACCAACCTTCAAAGCCTTGGCTACAGCTCCAGGTGCAAACATAGCTAACATAAATCCTGCTCCATCTGCACCAGTGGAAGCCCACCATGCACCAGATCCCATTTTATCCCATAGATTACCTTCCTGAACTTGTTGAGATATGTAAATGGGCATCATTTCTTTTGTAGCTTGATCTAAACTTTCAAAAGCATTTACCCAACCATTATCTACAATCATACTCATAGATTGTTTACCATCTCCTAAAACCTCATTTCCAATTGCACCTACTACTCCTCCAAGATAACCTGGAGTTTTACCAATCTCTATACCAATAGTTTTTACTACATTACCTAAACCCTTAGCTATAAGTTCACCTGATCCTTGATTTCTAGCTTTTGCTTCATTAATAACTTGCACGGCATAACCAGAATTACCCATTGTACCATAACCATCATCCACCCTATCTGGAGCAACAACTTCTAAAGAACCTGCTACTCCAGAAAAAGGTGAAGGATTGTTAAGATTAGGTTGAGCAAATTGTTTCTCAAATGCAAAAGGATCTAAGGGTGTGTTTGCTGGATTGTCTAATCTATATTTTCCCATTATTGAGATTTTGAAGTTTTTGTAATTTCAGTTTTTGAAGTGGATGACCCACTACGATTAACTTTACGTTCTGTTACTTCCACAGGAGTTGTAGATAAAATACCTTTAGCAACTCGATCTTTCATTGCAGCATCAGTAGAGTTATAAACAAACTTATTGGGTTGACCTACAGCAGGAACCAATATCTGTCTACCTTGACTATCTGTCATTACATTAGCTGCACCATTACCTGTTGAACTGTTAATACCTAATAAACCATAACCATAACCACCAATGTTTTCATCCATCTCTAAGTTAGATACTTGCCAACCCATAGTTCTAATGTCAGTTAAAACAGGATTACCTTGTGAGTCATAACCATTCTGAATGAATATGGGTTCCGATTTAGTGTTATTAAGATCTAATTTATTTAGTGTAATATCCGCAGCTGCTACAGATTCATGACTCTTACCTTGTAAAGCTTCAACATAATGCAAATAAGGTTGAGCTGCTATTGGCCCTTCTGCTTGAAGTTTTTCAACATAAGCTTTTCTAGCACCTTCCATTAATTGAACACTTTCAACAGATCCTGGTACAACATTAATGTCTGTATAAACATCTTTTGTTTTACCGTTATTATCTGTAATGGTCATACCTGCTCTAAGCATTGGTACTCCACCTGGACCAGTAATAGCAGTAATGTTTTTTACTTTTCTAGACTTACCAGCTGTTGCTTCACTACCATCTAAATTTTTATAAGTAACACCTGCTTTACCAAAAGAAGTAAAGTTATTACCTGTACCAGTTTCTAACGCTTGACTAATGCCATCAAATGTAGGTTTGAGTGTTTCATCTCCACTATTAGCATAGATTTCAAATGTACCTAAAGAACCCCAGTCATACGATTTACCGTTCTTTTGTTGTTTTTTAATATCCGCATTCTGTTGATCCACAAATTGATTAGCAACGTTCCAAGGATTTTTAAAATCTTTTTTATCAGTAAACCAGTTTGCAGGATTATAAGCTCTTGCTCGATCTACTGCACCAGGAACTTTAGATTCAAAACTCTGAGGATCTCTAAGTGCTCTACTAGCTAATTGATCATCTGTTTCACCAGGTTGTCTAAAAGGATCTAATTTTAAAAGATTCTTTTTACCTTCTTCTGTTTGAATATACTGACTAGCAATTTGGCTTTGACCTTCTTCCACTCTACTAACTTCAGATTGTAAATCACCTAAAGTCTTTAAAGTAGTTTTAATTACACCATCACCAATACCATTCATTTCATTAAACAAAGCATCGATTTGTTGATCGTTAAAAGGATAACTAGACTTCTGAGCCAAGAGAGCTTTATAATTAGCTTTCTTTTCTTCAGGTGTTGAACCTTGAACTTTATTCCAAGTGTTATAAGCTTCAGCAACATTCTCTTTAGTCCAACCTTGAAACGTTTTAGATTTAGCTAAAGCTTGATCTATTTGTTTTTCAGTATTGGCTAGTTTATCCTTTATGTCTTTATGATATGTTTGAATCTCAGGTAACTGTTGAGCCAATCCAGATACAGCGGTTGTGTTAGCTTGTGGTTTAGGAGCGAACTCCATTTGTGCTGCCCACATAGCAATACTATTAGCTTCTTTCTTAACTGCATAATCCATCAATTCAAATTTAGCTTTATTAAGAACAAGATCTTTGTCTGTCTTTTTATAAGCTCCTCTTAATGCGTAACCTAAATAAGAATTAGATACTTCATTTCTCATTTGATTTTTAAAATCATATTCTGAGATATTAGAGTTAACTGAATTCTTTTGTTTTTCTAAAAGATCATTGGTAGCCTTTTGTGTTAATGCGCCAAAGTCTCCATCAACTTCCACATTATAGCCTTGCTGTCTCAATAGATTCTGCCATTCTTTAGTAGCTTGTTTATCTTTTTTTGCAGATTCGGCGTCTTTAGTTAATTGATCTAAACTGGCTTTCTGAGTTGATTCAAATAAAGCTTTGTGTTTATCAGGATCAATTGTCATAGATCTGTAATCAGCATCTCTTTGAATTTGACTAGCGTATTCAGGTTGTTGGCTTAAAGCTTGAAATGCTAACTTGATTCTTTCAGGTTCTCTGGTTTCAGTTTTAATCTTTTGAATCCATGAACTTTTATTGAGACCACCTAAGAATTGAGTATCACCATTCTCCATAATCTCTTTAAGCATGTTGTCAATTCTCTCATTAATATTAGGATTCTTATAAAACTCTGGTTTAGAAATAGAATTAAACTTACCTGTGGCAGGGTCAAAATTAATAGGAGCTTTCAATTGATTCTGAAGATTCATCTTAGCCAGAGTTTTATTTACTGGACTAGAATCATCTTTATAGAAATCATCAGTTTCCTTTAAAGCTTGTTGGTAACCTGTGTATCTTTGATTAAGTATATCAGCTCTACCACCGGGTGACCAATCTTTTCTAATCTGGTTTAAATAATTTTTATATGCTATTTGACCTTTAGATGGACCTTGAGCATAAGCTTGAGTTACTTCATTTAACCCTTTATCAACATCAGCTTTATAACTTTGATATAACTGTAAATCAGCTTCGTTGTTTAATACTTGAGGTCTTTTCTCTGAAAGCAAACCTACTTGGTCAAACTGTTGTTGATTTTGAGATAGTACTTCATTAAATCCAGTAACATCTAATGTTGGCAACTTTGTAATGGGAGTTGACCACCCCCAATCCTTGTTTACAAATCTATCATATTTTCCTATTGGCATATTCTTTGCGATTTAGATCGGTTAATATATCTATTATCATAATGTTCCTTTCTTTTAAAAAGAAGTTGTAAACTATAGTCTTTTTCATAAAGCCACGTATAAGCATTTGCCAGAAATCTTTTTCCTGATGCAACATGTGAAATAGATTGTGCAGCACACCCTGCATTCTTAGATGCTTCTACTAAAGATTTATAATTATTTATAATCTGGAATGTGTTCGGGCAAATTTGAAGAACTGATCTATATCGTTTACCTCTTTGAGTATCAATTTGCTCTTGAGTATATTTTCTATTTTTTCCAATTTCAGACAATTTTCTTTTTGTCTCTTCAGAAGCTTTAGTTCCTAAACGACTGCCTGCAACTTTAGATATATTATAATCAGATTTAAGATCAATGTATTGCTGTTCTATAGAAAGAAGTTTCTTTTTTACAGGTTCACAATATATTAACACCTCAAACTTAAAATTAGACTCTCCATACTTATTCCAACTTCGTTGCAAATATTTAGAATGATGTCTATTTTTCTGTAAATCTCTAAGATGTTCTCTCCAACGATTTTCAATATTTTTTGAAGAGCCAATATAAAGTTTATCGTTTAACACGTTCTTAATTTGATATACTCCAGATTTCATTAGTTTTTCATTTTAACTATGTCATCAATACTTGCTCCAGATTCTATTAATTTCATTACCTCACCATCTATTTTAAAATTCGGGTACTTTGCGTTTAAAATTTGAATCTGTTGACTAGTTTGAAACTTATTAAGACTTTTATTGTTCTCATTAATCTGCTGGGTAGAACCAAAGTTGTTAAATGCAGTTCCTATACTAGCTAAATCTGAACTCAAAATTCTATCTGCATATCTGCTCATTGCATCATTTTGTTGATTGTTCTGGTCATTTTGGAACTTACGATTTGCAGTATCTAATGCACGACTATTTTCTATTTGACCCTTTTGTAAATAAAGATTAGACTTAGCTAAATTTTCAGATTCTCCAATTCTCCCTATAGCGTCTTGAAGTTGTGCAAGCCTAGATTGTTCTCTACCCATATAGCTTGAAACACTGTTACTCATAGACCTGTTTGTGTTTGCTCCAATATTACTTATTCCTACTGCGTCTTGACGTTGTTGTGTAAAGTCAATATTTGCAGCTCGTAGATCCGCATCAGATTTTCCATAATTTGGTAATATAAGTTTCTCGTCTACTGCAGGTTTTAAAGCATCTGCAATAGATCCACCTAAAGCAATTCCTTTTAAGCCTAATCCAATTGCATTGGCTGTATTACCATCAAATCCTCTATCAACATTTAAAGATGGAGTCTTTCCAGTAAAAGAAGTATTTACAGGACTATCCAATAAGTTCTTCCCTAATGTTAATTCTTGTTCTGGAACTACTTGTGTTGGATCTCCAGTTAAAACACTATTACCACCATCTCCAATTGTAAAATTACTAAATGCTGGTAATGGATCTAATTGCATAGGTGGTTGGGTATTATCAACAAACATGTTGGGTTGGGCCAATGGGACATTAGGTTCGGCCATAGGGTTATTAACAAAAGGGTTTGCTTCAGCAGGAGGGACCTGGTCTGGTGTAATCAATGTGTCAATTTTTCCGTATGGATTATTAGAAACATTTTTTGGAGCAGCTTTTTTTACAACTGGTGAATCAGGTTGGTTTAAAGCACCTACTAATGGGGCTAGAAATTGTCCAACCCCTGGAATAAGTGATACACCAGTTTGCAATAGTGCATTTTCTAATTGTTTATTTTTAATCATCTTATTGATTGATGGTTATTTAATACTTGTAAAAGTACAGATTTTCTGTGATCTGCAACAGGTTTATAAAATAATCTTACGAATACAAACTTATCCCAAATATTACCCCAATCATATTGACTTTTGTTAAAGTTGATATTTGGAGTATTTGGAACTACATCTATATAACCAGAGAATAATTGTTTTTGAGACCAGTCTTTTGTTATAACAGGTTGGTTAATAGCCATGTCATATATTCCTGCAATCTTATAAGTTTGGTCTGTTTTAATAACATACTTGGACCCACTAGCTAAGGAGTTATTTCCATAAGGAGATGCTCCATTTTGAGTATCTAAAATTAGATTCTGTAAACCCGAAGATTGTTCAAAATTATAAATCATAGCTTTGTCAAAAGTTGTATCTACTGTCTTAAACAGTTTGTTTGTTGGGTCCCATATTTGAGAATATCCAACATAATACAAATTTGATACTGAACTTGATATGGAATCTGAATTCATCCATTCAATGATAAAATTAAATTTACTTGTATAATAGGTTTGATAATTGGTTTTAGATAAATGTTTCCAAACAGAATGGTTTAATGTAGTTGTGTAAAAGTTATTACTGTCACTAAATGCATTCCAAGGAATATATGAATGCCAAGAAGTCCAACCTTGATCCAAGAAACCATAACTTAATGTCCAAGATTTGTTCTCAAAGTACTGAGGGTCTGTTGGAAACACTGAAATTATATCTGAAACAGGTTGTGCTTGCCATTGAGTACCATTCCAAATTACTGCATTGGTATCTCCAGGAGTTAATGTTGACTTTAAATCTAAAGGAAAATAATCTCGTTTAGTAATTAAAAGTCTTTTAAATCTTGGATCATAATAAAGAATAATTCCTCTACCATTTAGAGTTAATGTAGATTCAATTGGAAAATCTTCGTTGTAAACACGATGATATTCTTTTAATAATTCTGAAGGTATGTTTTCCTTACTCCACTGCAATAATCCGTCATTTGACAAAATATCTATTTTACCATTCCAATTAAATACTTCTCCTCTTTTTTGATCCACCCAACAGTGCCCAAATGGAGTATTACACATTGACTGTTTACTTTGTAATCCACCTGTTCCAGTATCAGTTTGTAAAAGTTCTTGAGGTGGGATACTTAAAAAGTCTCCGGTAGTCAAGTAAGCGGTATTCTGATCTGTACTAATCTGTTGTGGATTAGGTTGTAAAATAAATGTGGTATCTTCTGTGTGAACTAAAAGTTGGTTGTTCTGATATTTGAGTCCAGTTATTGCACCTCTGTGTGCTGGAATATCAATGTAATCATTTATTTTATTTATACGATATAAATCAAAAGCTTCTTCATCAAATGACTTAGGGCTAAATATAATTCTATTTGGGTATGAACCTGAGCACCCTGAACAATAATTAAATTGTATAGGAAGTGAAACTTTAGCTTTCTCATAAAACCGTAAAGAAAAATCTGGATTGTAAGCATAGTATTCAGGAATTACATTTTCATAATCAACTCTTTGTCTATTTCCACTATCATCAAGAAATGTTAATCTGTCAAAATTATAAGAGTCTTGGTCATTTAATTGAAAGTACTTACTAGTATTTGCTGTACCAAGATGTCTTAGTCCACCATTAATATCATGTTCTTCATAATGATGTCTATACATCATTGTAAATGCATAACTATCATTCTCATCTACCAAAAGTAATGGACTCAATCTAAATGTGGTTGTTGGAGAAATTAAAGTATCTCCACCATAAAACTCATTATCATTAGTGTTAGTTGAACTAATGTAATTATGATTTATTGTTTTATAAACTCTTGTTAAGAAATTGGTATAAGGCTGAACCAGTGTTTTTTTATAAGCATAAAAGTTATGAAACTTAAACTCTGTTCTGGTGCCAGTTCTTACCCAATCAAACACTTGAGCACCTAATAATGGAGTTGTATCCTCTAGTCCATAATTGACATAAGATATTGAATCTCCAGTATATCTATCATGAGATACAATTGTTGGAAGTAATCCTTGAGTAGGAACTGTTCCACCAGGTTCAACTAAAACAGTTTGTTGTTCAGTATGATTGGTTCTAACAGGTAATGCATCATCTGTCCAAACTAAACGGCTGATTACAGAATAAAATCTAAATCCATTATCTAAATCAACTCTTGCATAATCAAATGGTGCATTAGTACCTGCTGTACCTGACTCAAATTTATTAACCCTATTAGTTTTATAGTAACTAACGTTTGATGCGGATTTATCAAATAAGGTTTTTGCTGAATTAAATCTCAAATAATGTGAACCAATATTATTAGAAGGATAATTAAAATGTTTATAATTATCATCTACACCGAATGCTCCATAACCTAAAGTTATTTGGTCAGGACTGGTTCTAGAAAATGGGGTTACTGCCCAACCTGAGTCTACAACAGTTTTATCAAATTCTGTTCTATCAGCAAACACAAATCTATGTCCAATAACAGAAGAATCAGGATACTGAATATTATCAAACTTAATACCAAAAGGTATAGCCCATTCTCCATCAACATGATTTACCAACCTTCTATCTGGAAATTTAACTAACCTAACTTTAGTACTAGTAGTTATTGGATTATCATCTGCATCATTTCCCCATAATAAATTGTCATCACAATCTCTTACATCAGGATAAGTTTCTTCAGATTCATAATATGAAAACTCTCCTTCATAAGTTTTAGGTAATACAGCAGTTTGACTTGAAGTTATACTAGCTGTATTAAATACTTTCCATCTAGGAACTTGTGCATTAATATCTAATCCTAAATGTTCTACATCAGATAACCAAACATCTAAAGGTCCAAGCACAGCATTATTAGGAACTACCGTAAGTATTTCTAAATCAGTAGCTGTTGCAGATCTTCCAACTATAGGAAAGATTGGTGACCATTGTCCAGAGTTATGTAAGAACTGAATACCAGGAAGATAAATTTCATCTCCTTGGAATCCTCTACCAATCCAGTAAGTTTGTGGATTTTTTGGATTTCCTACATATTTTACATTATTCATCTCAACAGTCTTCGCAACCCACTTACTTGTAATTTTACTTACAAAAGATTGATAAGTAGAATAATCCCTTATTGACTGTTTAAGATTGGCTCTTAAATATCTTCCTTGAACTTGTTCTGAAACATATGCAGATTCATATACTGTATTGTCTACAAGTTTCTCAGATGCATCTATAGGAGCATCCCCTGCAGAAACATTATATCCTTGATAAGTCCAATCAATTGAATCAGAAGAAACTTCAATTAAAGTTGCTACTGAATGACCATCAATAGCTTGTGTTCCATTTATGGATCTAAATACATTTACTCGTAAATATTTAACACTTGTATTTAGATTATAGAATCTAAGTGTAATAGATTTACTAGTAATTGGGACTCCACCAATTGCAGGATCATATTGTTCAATATTTAATCCACCATCTATTTTGTAATAATCTATATTTTGATTTTCATCATAAACAATTACTTGAGGTGTAATTTCTCCAGAATAAATTAAGTTCTGATTCTCATCCAGATACTCAGGTTGAAAATAATAAGATCCAAGTGGTAAAATACCACCTGTATCATTTACACCAATTAGATCTGTCTTAATAGGTAAGAGTACAGGTACATGTTTAAATTTATTACAGTCAAACACACCTGCTGTTTTAAAACTATCAGGATCATCTATATTATACCAGTAATCTGAATTAAAATGGTCACACCAATATATAGTTCTTTCACAACCATTTCTAACTCGATATTCTCCAGTGATAGGGTGCTCTAGATTAAAATCTAAACAATCAGAATTAACCAATGTTGTATACTTATCATTCTTAAATATACCTATTTCAGAATTAGTAGAATTTGTGGAAAATAAGTAAACCTCTTCATTCTGTCCATATATAGATCCTACTAAAAGATAACCTGAAGGTAAACTTGCAGATAATTCATTTCCAGGTTCAGATTGATATTCAATCCTACCACCTTCATGATTTATCCTAATTGCATTAAGTGCAAATGTAACATCTTCTTTATCTTGAAACAATCTATCTTTATTCAGACCTTTTGAGTGTACTGTAGGATATTGTTTATCTAGCATAGAATAACTTTTCTGGTAATTGAATCATTCTTTTATATTGACCACCTGTAATTTCCATTGCATTGTACATATTGAAATTACGTAAAAGATGATCCCCTTTAGCTTGTCTTAATAAGAGAGCTTGTTTCTGGAAATACTGTTGATAGAAATTACCAGCTTGCTCTTCTTTTGTAAATTGTCTATTCTCCCAATGTTTATGGATTGCATAAGCAACTAAAAATTCATGTAGAATTGCAACATCAGGAATAAGGAACTGACCATCTTCATCACAAACAGGAGCATCATAATTTATACATAGGTATCCACTGTCTACTGTAAGATACATCATCTTAGTTGGAGTAATGACAAATTCTTCTGTGCAAGAAGTAGTTCTACATTCACAATCATAACTAACTAAAGATTTGTCTGTACCTGCATACTTTAAAGTTTCATAGTGATTTCTATACAACATCGAATCCAACCATATTCCATATGTTAATGGTTTAATACATTTTAAATCTAAATCTGTGGTATCTTCTGTAACAAGTTCTTCCAAACATTCTTGAGTTGGTTCAGAACATTGCCACTTAATACTATTAATTTTTTTAACTTCTTTAGGTAATTGTAACTTACCTTCAGCAAATTCAAAGAACCCTAATTTAGATTCATACTGAATTGTATTTGGTAACAGTTGTAATCCATCAGTCATCCAATCAATAAAATCTGCTTCCTGAGATTCTTCAAATAATACTTTAGGTATTCTACTAAGGAGCGAATTAATTTTAACAAAACTTTTCATTTTGAATCTCGTATTTTATATATTTTAGTATAATCTTTTTCACAATCTTTATATATACGACTTAGCCAAGAATGACTTAGTTCTATTTTCCAAAAATGTTGGAGTTTAAAACGCATCTTTTTTCTTGCCCAAGAAGAGCATATAAAATAATTATCAACATTATTTTTTGCAAACCTGACAACTTTACCTTGTTCCCTTGACTTTTTAAAATCAATAAAGTTTGGAGCTTTAAATTTAGCTAAATGAAAATCTCCAGTCCTAGAACCTAATTGAATACTATTACCTTCTTCAAGGTAAACTTTTAATTTTTCAATGTAAAGTTGAACCACCAATTTCCATTCTCTAAAGTCAGCAGATAATTTATGATCTGTTACTTCAGACTGTTTAACAAACGGGTAAGGTGTTGTTCCAATGGGGTGTTGAATGTTTTTCTTATACTTATAAAAAGCATAAATATCTACTAATGTTCTTCTTTTAACTCTTGACAGATTCATTACTATCGTTTGTTATATCTTGAGGAATTTGTAAAGATCTAAATAATAGATCTAAAGTCATTTTATAAGCAGCAGAACAATATTCTTCTTGTAATGGATAACTTGAAGTTAAAGGATCTAAACATTGACCTGGAGTTTGATTACCTAATGGATCACAATTTGGAATTGTTGCCAAGTCCATAGGTTCTGACCATATCCCAGATACTAAAATAACCTTTAAGCTTAAAGGTGCATTCCATATAATCAGATGTTGATTTACAATGCTACCAAAGTATTCGTTTGTAGGTTTATCTTTTCTTCTAAACCAATCGTCTTCTGAAACCAAGTTAATAACTTTTCCGGAGATTAATCTAATTTTAATTTTAGATTGTTGTCTTCCAACCAATGATGTTGGAATTTTATATTTTGATTTTAATATTTTACATTCCAATTTGTCTGGAACACAATCACAGTTGTGTGATTTTGAAATCTCTAATCCCATGCAGAATTGATACCAATTATCATCTGATAGGGCATTAAACTTTTTAAGTTCGTTTTTAAGAATCTCAGCTCTAGAAATAGAAAAAAGGTTATACAGACCCTCGTCCGTATAACCTTCCTGGTTTCTTGAATAAGATTTTAATAACGCCCTAATGTTGGATATATGAGTTCCGATTGTCTTCATTTAACATCGTTGTTATTAATTGTGTGTAGTTAGCTGTTTGAATTATTTCAAACTTATCTTCTTTTAAATTAAACCAAACAACTTTAGATTCACCTAGTTTAATTTCTAGTGCATCTTCAATAATCTTTCTATAAATACTAGTTTGTAAAGAATATTTTTCAAATTCGCAATCAGGTAAATTAAACAGATCTAATGTTCCAAAACTAGACTTGTATCTAATTTGTTTATCTGTTTTAAAGTCCCATATCTCATAAGCTTGAGTTAGCTTATTAAAATACAGTCTATCAAACCTTCCTGCTAATCCCAACTTAGGATCCCCTATTACAAATTCTGATACTACAAGAGTTAGATTTTCTTTAGCATAATTTACAAACTCTTTACATAAAGTTCTTCCAGTATTTAAACTGTTGACATAATTTATAGATTGACCTATTTCCATTCCTTGAGGAATTTCAATTTTTGGTACATCCAAAACCCTGGATTCCAGCTTATCTAAATAATCATGAATATAAGATCCTCTAGTTGTACCAACCATACTATCAATATTCCATTGATCTTGAACATCTTTTGGAGTTACTGGTAGGTGACTATGGTCATTCTCTAAATATACATATTCTCCATGAGAAGAATCTGGATCAGAAAATACTATAAACTTAGTATAATCATTCCAAATAAACTTAACCTTTATTCCTGAAAACTGATAAGCTTTAAAAATGGCCCAAAATTCAGATTGAAATTTAGGTTTTAAAGAACTTAAAAATTTAGTTACTGAAAGTAATTCTCTGTCTTTATAATAATATTGGTGTTTGGAATCTAAGTAAAGAATGTCTTTAAACTTTTCTTGAAGTTCGAGTATCATTGTAAATTTTCGTTTAAATATTTAATTGCATTTTCCAATGATCGAGTATCATCTTTAAAGTGTCCTAATCCGAGATTACACATTGAACATAAAATACCTCTAACTTTACCAGATGAATGACAATGATCTACACTAATTTTGTGTGATGGTAATGTTGTTAAATCTATTAAACATATTTTGCATAGAAAGAACTGTTCCTCAAGAAGATTATTGAAGTCAATAAGTGTGATGTTATATTTTTTCTTAAGTTGACTATTTTTAGCCCACTTGTAAGATTTTCCTAAAAGCGCATCTTTTTGCTTTTGTTGTACTATCTTGTCAATATTCTCACTTCTATATTTAGAATCATATTCTTGCTTCCGTTTTAAATTTTTCTCTCGATATTTCCTACCATTTTCGGTTAGAACAACTTGATTTATAAATATGTATTTTTTATCATACTCTTTTTTACAATCTTTACAAATTCTACCCTTTAAGGAATGTTCTTTTTCTAGAGAACATTTTTTACAAAGTTTAATATCTTTTTCCATTATAAAAAAATCCGTTATCTTCACAAACTATAACCTCTGCCTGATTAGAATTTCCATCAACATTAATTATACCAAAACCGTTTTTCCATTGAGATTTCTCAACTCTCGATAAATATGTAAAAGCTTCTGAATCCATTTGCGCTAAACATCCAACATTTACTCCATGCAACCAACCTTCATAATGTTGACCTATTCTGTGAGTATGTGCAAACATACAACTAGATCTTAATTTTTCTAAATGTGTTTTTGCTGAATTTACAGTACAAGCAATTCCATGAAATATCTGGTATTTACCAACTGTAATAAAATCATCTTTCCAATCTACTAACGTTTGATAACCTCGCGCTTTTAAGTTAAGAGCTTGTTCAGGTGATAAGATTGCATCTGCAGTTTTATAGTTTTTTATACTGGTGATATACTTATTATATCTAGCTTCATGATTTCCATAAATAAATGTTTTTTGGCAATCTTTTGGAAGTACTGAATCAAACAAATCTAATACTTTATTTCCTTCTTCATATTCTTTACCCAAAGTTAGTCCTGAAAAATCTATAGTTTTGTCATCAAAACTACTTAAACTTTTTAAGTCTAAAAAATCTCCGATAAGATGAAATCCAAGAATATTATCCTTTTGATCCTTAATCATATTAATAAGTTTTTCAAGAAGAATTTTATTATGGAAAGGTACATGCACACATCCTAAAACTAAATGGAATCCGTTTTTAGGTTCTTCCTTTACCACTTTGTTTAAAACATTGTGTTTCCATTCAAGATGGTCAAGATGTTCTTTTGTTACAGTGGACCAATCTTGGTTTAAAGTAACTGTAGTATATCCACCCTTTCCAGATGTAGTTGTGTAAGATTTTCTGTGTTTCTTCCACATCCTTCGGATGAAATCCGATTTTTGTTTATTGGTTCCCTGAACTCCAAATTTGTTGGCTATTTCTAACCATTGACCAGAGGTCTGCTTTTCTTGCAGAAATTTAGTTAATTCTTTTGTCATTTATGTAATTTTTGGTAAAAGTACATAAAAATTATGTACCTGACTAACCAACAGTACCTTGGTTGGTAACCGTATATCTTGGTAAACACCTATTGTCTGAAAAAATACAATACGATGATTTCTTTGCAATAAATGTTTTTATTTCACATTCAAAAGAATATGTAAGTGGACAACCAGAAGTAATAGATTCTAAATAAACAAATGCTAGTTCTACATCATTTATATAATCTTCTGTGTTACAGTTTAATCCATACCAAGAAATTTCTTTTAAAGACTTAACTAGTTGGAAGTATATACATCTAAGTGCAACCACATCCGCTGCTTGTAGTAGAGATATTGTTGTCATTAAGAAGAGTTTTTAATTCAGAATATAAAGAACACATTTCTGTGCAATAACAAGAGTCACAATCATTTCCTTGCAATAGAGCATAGTATTGATAATAAGCAGTTCGATCTTTACATTTGGTATAGTATTCATTTACCTTGCATTTAAGATCACAATCTACTAACTTACAAGCTCCATCTTTTATAAGGTATCTAGTAGTTACACCATTTACCGTTAAGTCATAAGTTATTTGTAATTCAAAATAATAAATTCCATCACAATATTTTGGTTTAGTAAAGTCTGTATAATAAGTTGTAGCAGGAATTACAATTTGCTTATTACTAATTGATCCAATTAAACTGGATACAGTAACGGAAGTCTCGGTTAAAGAGCAGTTTAATCTACTCTTTAACACGAGGCTTACGTACGTCTTTCCAGCAACTGGTGTTAAAAACTCTGATGTCAGAGTTAAATTTGTACAGTCACTATTAAGTGTTGCTACCATTATTTAGAAATAAAAGCGTTAAGTAATTTCATAATCCATTTAACAGCATTGTCATCTTTAACAATTTTTTTGATTAACCATTCAAGATGTTTAATACCATAAGCTAAAAGCTTAGGATCATTCAGAAAATCTTTCCACAGGATTCCCAATTTTTCTTTATTGGCACCTTCTTTATCTACAAGAATAATCAAAGATTCAATAACTGGATCAACTAAAAGGTTTAATCCTTCTTGAATTTCTGGTTCGTCAATTTTATTAATAGCTTCTAATACAGCTAGTTTAATAGCATTAACAATTTCTGGGTCAGATGGTAGATCTGCCCAAATCTCAATAAGTTTTTCTTTACTAACTCCACCATCTGTGGCAGCCAGTACTGTAAGTTTAACTCGATCAACAACTTCAGTTGCAGATACACGAAGATAATCTTTTTCAATTAAAGGTAGAACTTCAGTTGCAATAAAGTTGAAGTTTACATCAATTAGTTTTTGTAAAATTTGGTTAGCCATAATATGAACTTATTTAGTAAAGTGATTAAATCTAATTTGGTTTCATTAGGTATGTTTAAACTAGGAAGAATTGTTTCTACCGGAGTTGTAGGTTCTATAATCTTTTCAACATCCTTAATCTTTTCTGTTTCAACAATTGTTTTTACTGGATTTAAAACTGTAATTCTAACTTCACCCTTTTTTAAAGCTACGGTTAGTTTTAACAATAATTGTTGTAATGTAGTTTTTGAATGTAAAAGTTTATCTCCGTTTATTGCAGATCCTACTAACAAACAACCTGATGTATCTTCAATTGTATTTCCAGCATGTATTCTTATTCCTTCAAATCCTGGAACATTTAATAATATCGGAAGAATTGTTTTAAATCTTTGACTAAGAGTTAAAAGAATCTTGTAATTTCCTGGTGGAATACAAGTTTCATGCTTAATTTTTACATCTCTAATTTTATCTTCTAAGGTGTAACAAAAAAATTTTCCATCAATACTTAATTCTCCTAAAACAGTATTGTTAATTTCAGTTTTTCTTTGTAGTATCAGATTCATTATTAATGTGAATTGATGATTTAATATCTTCCCAAGAGTTTGATTTAACTTCCATTGCCTCATGTAATTGTAAATCTAAATTCATTCTTAATATATCTGCATACATAAGTTTGGTACATTCATTTAAATATGTAAGTTGCATCTCAAATTCAGAATAAGTTACAATTTTCTCAACATCTACATTTAAACTTTGAGATGTACCTGAACTGCTTTCTATAAAAAAACTTAACAAAAATATGGAAAGTGTTAAAATGATATATCTACTCATTTTTATGTTTTGATAATGCTGATTTTATTTTTAGTTGTTCAGCTTGTATTTTATATTGATTTCGGATTGTTTCTTCAAACAATGCTTTATACTCATTGTTTTTTGTTTCAGCAATTTTACTGCTTTCTTCTTTACAGGCAATAAGTTCTTGTTTGTGGTTGTAATCATCCATCCTTCTTTCTTTGTTAACACTTCTTAACTCAACAGTTAAGAGTGCGATTACAGAGAGAAGAATTATAAAACAACCAATAACGAAATTCCTGAGAACCAATTTAGAAATTCCCATCATTTGATACCAACTGGCCTCGTTCATCATATGTAATTTTTTATGAAGCGTGATTTATAATCTCGGTCTTGGATTAAAATAAAAATAGCCCACTAAAGATAAACTCTAGTAGGCTATGGATTAAATTTTAGCTTTTTTAGCTTTTGTCGGTTTTTCTACAGCAACATCTGTTTCAGGAATATCCTCTAAAACTTGAAGGATTGAGAATGTTTCATTAAACTGAACTTTATCTTTTTCAAGATCAACTCCATTTGACAAACAAAATCCGATCATTATATCGGTAATCTTTTGATTGTGGACTTGAACAGTGGCTTGCAATTTTTTAATTGCTTCAACATTCTCTACAACAATCTTAGTAATTGCTGCAGGTAATTCCAATTCTTTGTGTACTTTTTGCATATTAATTATAGTTTTGTTAACAATACGGCAAAGATATAATAAGTTTATTTATCTGACTAAAACATGTGAAGAAAATCTCCACTATCATAATGAAGTATAATTGCTCCTTGTCGGCCTTTACCTCCAGCTCTATCTGTTGCGTTGTTTGCTTTTGCACCACCAGCTCCACCACCATAATTCCTACTATTTGTAGTAGCTGTAGCTGGCGCAA